GGGACAGATGATTATGACATCAGGGAACACTTACGAAATCACTCAGCGTCACGTAGATGGTTCGCTACTACATCTCACCGAACACGGTGCGGGGCCAACTACAGCGAATGTTCGAGAAGGTGCGACTTATGCAATCGGTGACAACACAGGCGATCTAAAGATGCCAATGCCACATTCTGTACGAGCTGGCGTGACATACGATGATACAAGCGTGGGTACTGCATTAGCAGATAACAACGACCTAGCAAATATAACGGGTGGTCAAATAGCCACATTAAGCGAGTAATATAAATGGCAACTATTGCATCTCAAGCAACTGGTAACTGGTCTAGCACTTCAACATGGAGTGGTGGTGTCTTACCAGGCGTAAATGACGTTGCTCAAGTGGTCGCTGGCCACGTTGTTACTATCGACCAGAATGTCGCGGTGCAAAGTCTATCTAACACGGGTAACGGTAAGTTCGTATTAACTGGCTCAACCCCTCGAACTATCACTTGCTCAATCTCAATGATTCTTAACACAACAGCTACGGGTACCTGTCTATTAGAAATTGATGGTTCTTATAGTGCGACTGGTTCTACTATCAATACGGGTCTTGTCTCAATCGGTTCGCACACTGGGACAACTGCACTGGCTGCAATCAACATTTTAGCCGCTGCTACAGGTTCTATTTCATTTACTGGTACAAGCTGGCAAGCAGACAACAACGCGACAGGTCTTGAACCAGCGGTACTGCTAAACGCATCAACAGCCACCCTAGACATCAACCTCACTACAGCCATCCAAGGTAACGGTACGGCATTTGGTCAGGCACTCGTTTCAACAGGTGACAGCGAGATGACTATAACGGTGCCTCTAATATCTGCAGGCCTAAGCATTTCGGGGGGTACCACCCTAGTCCCTTATGTAAAACCAGTCACAATAAATACTGGCTCTATCGTCGGTATAGTTGGTGCTGGCACAGGGTTTAGCGGTGCACGCACAACCGCTGGTGTTATCACAGTCAATGGTAATATCGGGCCAGGTAGCTCACCAAGTCTGAGTATTACGGGTGCAATCCAACTCATCATCAACGGCAATGTTTCTGGCGGTAACACCTCGAGCGGTAGCGCAACTGGTATAACACTTAACGGTTTCAACTTCGATATTACCGTCAACGGCAACGTAAGCGGTGGTACGTCCAACTCGAGTGGTGCAGTAGGTATCCTAGGAAGCAGCGTTGGTGGTAGAATTACTGTCAACGGTGATGTACAAGCTAACCAACTCACGGGTGGCTCGGGTGCTAGTGGTATTAGCTTCAACACCATTAACACGTTCACAGGTATCAGCTATATTACTGTAACTGGTGACGTTCGTGGTGGCCCAAACGCTGGCGGTATTAGCGCGGGTGGTAGCTCAGCTGGCGGTGTTCAGGTATGGGTGGGCGGTAGCGTCTACGCTGGAGTTAGCGCATCAACAAACTTTCTTGGTGTAGGTATTCAACTTAACAACAACGGCTCAAACCTTGTCGTTGAAGGCCCTGAGATTTCTACGAGCGGTACATCTGGATCCCCTGCGATTTACTGTACAACTCAATTTGTTGGTGATGTCACTATTGGTAAAGCGAATCAAACTACGACCATCACGAATACAGCTTATGCAGCCGCAATCGCAGTGCCATATCTAGTAGCAGATGACGCTCATCTCGTCTGGCGTTATCTTTCGAATAACAATTACCAAGATGTCGAGGTTTTACCACCGCTATCAGATGTCGACTCAGATATAGCCGTAACAGACGTTCGTGCTGGGGTGGTCTACGACAATGACGACAAAGTTGGTACAATGATTGTCCCTGAACCTGATGACGTTCTCTATGGCGTACCTGTCGACGACGTAGTCGGTCTTGCTCACGTTACATTAGCAGACGCTGCTGCGATCACGGGTAGCCAGATTGCTTCACTCAGCACATAAATAAAGCCCCTATGACTGTACAGGAGCTCGCTGGCTGCATTTTACGATCAAAGATGGTTACCAGTCGAGGTTCTCATCAATGTGCATAATTCCACCCTGCGCAAGTCGTGATTTCGCAAAGTCATCAAAGTAACTATCGCTGCGTTTCAATCCCTTCATAACCGTGTGACGTTCACCAGAAAGTGATATTATGTCTTCGGTTTCAATCTCGAATGTAGTGTTAGCTCTCAGCTCAGCTTCACCGTGGTGCCACGTTGTGTCCCATTGAGGGGGATATGGTGTAGAAACTGAGATTGACTTGTGGCGGGCAAGGTCAAACGAATGTATTAACCCCCCAGTGTGGTCTACCATCTCGACTTCTCCGCTGTCGAGCGTCGTGATTGTATAGGCGCTTCTCGAATGTTTCAACTGACCCATTCTTCCCTTAATCATGTGTTCAATGTTATTTTTCTTCCCGCGATCAACTTTCGCGGGTTTCTTCATCTCAAAAACAAACGGGTTGTCATGTTCAACAGGTGGTCGAAGAAAGATGTCGTTCTTTACTGGTCCAGTATAGTGATTAGCTTTGCGAAAACCGTCCCAAGAACCAGAAAGTTTCTGCCGCCAGGGGGCAGGGCTAGACAAATGCTTTTGCATAATTTCGTACATCTCTTCTTGAGTCATTATCCTATTGCCGCCACTTCTGGGTTATCGTTCACAAGGAGGTAACACCCCGTGCGACTACGCCTGAAAAGATACCGCTCTAGCTTGAAGAACTTGAACTGCCCTATATCGGGTTTCGCTGGTAACTGAGCCTGATAAAACTTGTTCTTCAGTACGATATGCCGCGCTGGTAGCTCGATAATATAGTCGAACATCAGCCCATCACCACCAAGTGTTTTCGATTGTGCCTTTGTACATACTGCAACCTGCCGTGTCGAACGAAACGACCCGTAGTGTGCCCGTGCCGCCAGACCGCTCTCCCCCAAGGGCACCCGAGTACCTTTTCAATCGGTGGTAGCTGTATAGCAAAATCAAACATTTACCCTATTATACTACAGGGCACGTACCGCGTCAACAGAGGTCACGGCTTCATTACCCAGTTGGAGTTGATCGTGGATTTATTGGAGATGCGAAGGTTTCGTCAAAAAAAAGTGTGTAGAAAAAGTGTGTACTCGTTTTTCACACATTCTCAAACAAATCCAGTATCATAAGTCAAGTATTTTTCAAACATCAGGCTATACAACTATTCGTGGATTCATCAGATGGTACTGTATTACCGTAGCGTAACGTGCGAGTGTGTGGGGCGGTCGCAGGCTACAGGACGCAGCGGGGTTTTAATCCAAAGAACACAGGCTGATCGTGAAGGTAAAAAGAAAGCCAGAGATTGCTCTCTAGCTTGTTCTTTTTACTTTTTAAGACTTGTAACCATAAAGGTCGAAATCACGTTCTGCACGATACAGTGCCGCAACTCTAATCGGGTTGCTTCACTTGTGCCTATCGCTGCTTGACTGCCGTATCGGTCACGGTGTCTAAACGAAATACTCGTAATAAACTGGTCCCGAATATCACCTAAGATTTTCTTGCTAGGTAGCAAACAGCTAATATAAAGATATACATTCAACCCCATACCAATACCTGCAATTTTCTCAAGAGCTATCTCAGTTGCCTCGTCCATCGTGCGACTGTATGCCGCGAACTCGTCAATCATTATAATCATCGGTTTCTCGGTACATTCAACAACCTCACCCGCCTTCTCGCTTGCTTTACGCACTCGGTCTGCACGACGCTCAAGCTCCCCGACTGTACGTCGAATTAACTTGCTCATAGTGTTGCTATCGTCAACAATCATAATATCGTTTCTAAACATAAAAAAGTCAGAGGGTTTAACCGAATAAACAGCGACATCAGCGAACTTTGTGACTGATTCCAGTAGGTGCAATGCCATTTGTGTCTTACCTGCACGACTAATACCACTGATAAGTGTGTTACCCATCTGCTTTAAGCCGAAGTTAACTTCTTGACCTGTTTCTGTGTAGCCTACGCTAACCCGACTTTTTTCAGGGTTCTTCGTGTATCGTTCAACCATTAAATCATCGAACAGTGTGCTTGCCTTGTTACTCATAACATATCTCCTTTCTGGTTATTCAAACCATTCAATTAACGTGTGAGTACTGGTCTCAACGTTCCCGTCATCATCAGTACCCTCGTATTCAGTTTCTTCGTATCGGTAGCCCATCTTATCGCAATCATCACAATACAAACGTTGCCCGTCTTCTTCATAGTTTTCGTGCTGACACTCTAACCAAAAGACACGACCGACACTCATAAAAGTGCCCGTTGGTATGTATTTGACTATAATTTGCTTACTCATACTACTATCATAGCACCTTTCAAGATAAAATACAATACCTTTTATCTAATCTAAGCTATTGTACCACTCAGAGTCGCTTATAGCCCCTAACTTTTCAATAAAAGGGGCAAATTCATCGACTCGCAAGCAAATACCACCAGGGCTGCATACTAAACCACCGTTCACCCATAAGCTGAACCTGATATGTGCAGGTGTTTCGTCCGTAATTCTGTAGGTTATCCTGTCGATCATTCGAAATCCCTCTCACGTTCTTCACCAATACGTTCAACTGTTTCTTCTGCCTCTTCGAGTAAATCTTCAAACTCACTTCGCTTCGACAAAAGCCAGATAGCGTCATTGTAGGTGTTTATATCGTACTCAGCCCCTTCAAGGACTTCTCGTAAACTCACGCTCATCGCATTCTCCTTAAACATTTCATACACGTTACTTTTCTATCGTCTGTCGTTACGTTCATATCGCCCGTAACCCATTGACCGCACAGCAATGCCCACTTGCCTTTTGTACCATACATAATATCGTACTTGCTTTTCACTCGCCCACGACCTTTTCTACGATGGACGATGACCCGATGCGAACGAATCCTTGGAGCGGGGCAGGCTCGAACAAATGTTTTCACCGCCTCACGCAGACTCATCTTCGTCCTCGTCATCGGCAAGGCCATCACAGCAGGACCGTGGGTACCCAGGCTCATCACCGTCAATCAACGTGCCGCAAGTCATGCAACATAACCCGTCCTGCACATAGTCTTCAAAGAAACTCATACGTTCTCCTTTGCAATCGGTTGTCCCGTGATACCATTCTTGAAATCACTTAGATGTTCACCTAGCTCAGGCTCGCTTGTAACCCAACCGATAGTTTTGCCTGCACACAGTATCTCACCGTTAGGCATTACGAGAACATCTAACTTAGCCAGTGTTATTTCTTTAGGTGCTTTGTTCATACTGTTGCCTCGATACCGTAAAAGTTGCACCAGAACTCTTCTCGCCTTGCCCTGATCTGCCTGTCTTCTGGGTAGTCTTTCACACTCTCCATATAATCAGGTGTACAGGTTGGGCAATAAGCACTGTTCAATACTGGTATCACCACGGCAAGCTCATCGTGTTTCAACAGGTTGTTGCAATTATCGCAAACCAATTCAGGTATCCTGCTGTACGACATTAGCTCGTCATAAGTAACCGTAAGGTAGCCTATGTTCTTGGGTGTTCTTTCAAAAATTGCCATTACAGTTGTGCTCCTATAGCTTTGATGCCTTTTATAATTGTTTTCAGTTCGTAGTTGCGAAAGGCTGACTCAGCGTATACGACCGCGCCCTTACCGAAGTGGTAGTGGTTGTCGTCTAGGTACTCTTGAGCTTCCTTCTCGGTCAGGAACGCTACCCCGTCGTAGGTACTAGCCGCGGGTAGAAGGTCGATGTCATACGTCCAGTGGGCATCTTCAAGACCGTCGCAATAACAGCCTTCTTCACCTAGCTGGGGCAGCTTATCGTAGTCGAAATCGCTCTCTTCTAAAATATCCGTACAGGTATGACAATAATGTTCTTCTGCGCCCTCGTAGGTCAGACGCTCAGTGTGGTCCCCACAGCCATCACGCTTTTCAACTTTTATCTCATCGTATATACGAAAGATAGGCGTGTCAGTGTGTCGGTTGTCCTGCGTGTTAAGCAGTTCAGCTGTCGTCTTGAAAAACTCGGCTAAATCGTCATCGAGTTCAATCGTCTTGACCATTTTGTCGCTCCTCTTCTACTATGCTCATCACAAGCAGGTTAGTTATATAGTTCTCCGTATACTCGCTTGGTTCACCGTCTGAGGGCGACCAACCGCTTAACGAATACAGTATGCTCACCGAAGATCGGATAAGGGCATCACTGCGGTCTGGGTGTCTATCCTTCATCATAAGCATTACACGCTCATCGAACGTATAGTGCTCCCGAGTGATAGGTACACCGTCTTTGACTTGAGGAGCAACGTAGTTACCCCAATCTGGTAGGTTCACTTTAGCCTTTGTCATTATTAGCCTCTTTCTCAGCTATCCTCTTACGAAGTTCGTTGCGAACGTCTGCTCGCATCTCGCCCTCGTGAAAGTTTGATACACCGAACCCGATAAGGTATGCCAGTGATACTAGGTACATAACCAAGTCATCACCGACAGCCTTATGCAGAATAGTTGCTATTAAAATAAAAGCCCCTAATTGAAACAGGTCGTGTTTCCATTTCCTATCGAGTATCACCATTATCGTATTTCCGTTTCCACAAGCATTGTTGCATTGAAACGGTTAGCAATACGAGTGCCGTAACCTGGCTCAACTGAAACGATCCATACGGCATCGACATCAGCGACATTCATTCGCCCGTCGTTGTCGTTGTCGGTTACAATTGCCACGTCCCGATACTTGTTAATGTTAATATCATCAATCACGGCCGAGTAGTTAGTACCACCACCAATGTTACCGCTAAGGGATACCTCATCGCTAAAGTATTTGGTAATCACCGTAACGTGGTTAAGCCTTTTGACGGTGTTCGCAAGAATACGCTCGGCTTTACCAGTCTTTTCATCGCTCATACTTCCCGAACGGTCAATATAAACAACTAAAGTTTTACCTGGGCTGCGAGTCTTACGTCGGCCCTTCTTGACGATAGCGCCTTGGTATTTCTTGTTTGGTCGTGCATAGCTTTTGTTTCGGCTCAACTGTTGCTCTTTGATGAAGTAACGGTTAAGGGAGTAGAACAATTCAAGTTCAGCGTCAATATCGACCTCGTCCCGCAAACCTTTTTGAATGTCTGCTTGCTCGTATCGTTCCTGTCGCTCGACTTTGATTTTCTTCAGTAAGTCCTTCTTAACTTTATCGCTCATACCGCCTGGCTGGGGACTAGGCGAAACAGATGTATCCTGCTTCTTCTTGTCGTCAAGGTCTCCTGCGCTCGCCCCACTACTTTGACCTTTGCCATCTCCTTGAATACAATCACCAAGCGGTTGACCTTTTGCCTTGCCGTTCTTGATTAAGTCGTCATAGATTTCAATGGCGTCTTTGCCGTAGTACTTATTGTGGGCACGTCGTTGCACGTTCAAACCACCTGCTAGAGGACCACCGATATTAAAGTGTCGGCTGTCAACCTCATCGTAGTAGTGGGACAACTCTAAGTCACCAGCCATGTTCCGAATTTCGTGGTCATCACGTCCGTCACCCCAGATTTTGTCGTCTAGGTGGCGAAGGAGCGTGTGCAATACTTCGTGACGGGCAACCAACGATTGCTCGTTGATGTTAAGAGTGCCGTTAATTACTATTCCTTGCGGGTTGGTAAAACCGATTACGCCCTTTTCATCTGTCCATCGAGTACCGAGTTGCTGTAGGGCAACACCGTATGAAGTATAGCCATGACGCTTCAAGGATTTCACGAGTGCGTCTAGCTTGTCCTGGTCGTCATAGATTTTCATATTATTCCCGTTCTTCGATACGTTTGCTTAATCGAGCGTGTAGGCTGCTGACTTGAATACCGTTAGTACCAGTCGCGCCCTTCTCACCCGTTTGCTTAGCCTTTGGTTCAGCTTTTTCACGACTAAAGAAACTATTGCCGCGAATATCAACGTCTACTTCTTTGTAGGCATCAATAAGTGCAACTGCGTCCTTACCGATGAAACTTGGTGAGAACAATTTAACGTCCTGCACTGATGTTGCGAATTGCAAGAGCCGAGTCAAAGATCGAGGAGTAGTAAAGACGTTGGTTTCTTCTGTGAAGCCCTTGTCGTCTGTGAATACCAAACCGTCCTCGTTGATTAGCTTGTCAACCATAACTCGAACGTCATCGTCTTCAGGCACATCAACACCAAAGTTCGTCCACCATTCTTTAGCGTCTTGTGTCCAACGTACCCACGCAAAACGGTTACGCATTGCAGGAGATAGTTCATAGTTACCGTAGGCAATCGCAGGGTTCATTGCTGCCACGATGATTGTTTCAGGGTGGAGCTTTGTACCATCTGGTAAGTGCCGTGACTCAATAAGTGTCAGCAAAGCATCTGCTGTTTCCTTTACAGAGGTATTAAGCTCATCTAGGAACAATACTGTACGTTCTTTTACAACCTTGTCAAGAAGGCCAAGGGAGTAGTACTCACCTGTATGACTTTCGTGGTCGGCTACGATTACACCTGCGATGTCTTCCTCGCTCAGTGTGCTTGCGAGTAGCTTGACAACGGGAATATCATTCTCGTTTGCCCAGCTCTCAACGATTGCTGATTTGCCCATACCTGCTTGACCTTCGATTGCTAAGGCAATACGAGGTTGCTCTTTGATACGGTCCAGCATCTTTTCAATTAGTGATGTTTTGCTCATTATGATTTAACTCCTTTAAAGTCTTTATCAGTTGCAAAGTTCAGCCGAACTCGTATCTCCATCAAACCCTTACGAATAAAGGCTTCATTGATACTCTGTGAGAACGGAGCTTTACCAGATTTAGTATAAGTTGGGCGAATATAGTGCCCTTTGTCAATGCTCGTCTTAGCTGGTCCTTCGAGTCTCACCCGAGGAAGCATATACGTCATTTCCTCTTTGATTTCTTTGTGAGCGCCGTATCCAATCATTACAGACCTTTCATTTTGGTGGCGTCAATGACGACACGGTAGCTGAACTCAGGGAGCTCAATCCATTCTGAACCTTCAGTAAGTTGGGCTTCAACTGTACCGTTTGCAACTGCACCGACTCCCTTGTCGCTGTCCCAGCCAACAATTTGCTTGTACTGTTCAATGCGAAGGTGCCCTGGTAGCATAGCATCGGCAAGAATACCTGCGAAGATGTAGCCTTCTGGTGCGATTACGATTACTTTTTGTCCGTTTGAATAATTGTTCATAGTGTGTTTCTCCTTTCAAGAGAATTAAAATAAAGTTGAACGTATGTAACTGGGCTAAGGCGTTTTGATCGCCTCACCCTCTTTTGCTTTACGGTTTTCTTCGAGGACTACTTCTGTAGCGTCAAAGTTGCCGTCATATATATCTGAACTGTACTCAGACACGAAATCGTCCGCTATTTCAATAGCACCGTTCGCGTCCTTGTAATCTGACCAAGCGGTTGAAACTTCATCGCCATACATTATGTCGATTGCTTCCCACTCGTCATACCCGAATACTTCCATCATATTAGTTACGTTGTAGTCCTCGGTGTGGCTGTCGATGTATGGTTCGTCATTGTCTACATTCTCCTTGTTAATAGAGAGAGTGCCGATGTCGATGAACCCTGCACCGCCTTCTTCGTCTTGATATTCAATCTCGAAGTCGCCATCGTGCTTTTTAATTGCCGCAACTAACTTACCGAACGTGATGTGGGCATTCTTACCTTCACCGTCACGCCAGCTTTCTTTAACTAACCTTCCCGCAAAGTAACTTTGTAGGTTGTTTGAATAGGCCCAGCGACCAGTGGCCCACCCACCAACGCTGACGTATTCTTCGCCGTCGAACTCTTTGTAGTCAATCTCAGCTAAAGCGTCCTCGTTGATAATGTTATATTCACTATCACTCTGAACTGCCTCGATGTATGCAAAAAGCTCTTTGGCTATCTTTGGGTGGGCACTGATGCTCACTGTGGCAGAACTTTGGTTTGCCATTTACTGACCTCCTCTCATCTCACCTAGAACCACTAGGCGACGTTGCGACTGCTCGATCTCCTGTAGTTCACGAATAAGTCGCAGGTTGTTACCACTGCCTTTACGAGTCTTCTCAAGTTGTCTTGCGACTTCCATTGAAGCTGTTTCCAACAATCGAATACCGTTGCGAATAATCGCTGCAGGCTCTAATGAGTTGGTGTCGATAGGCGTGTATATGATTTTATCGCTCGTAACGCCATTCTTGCTAAGTGCTGAACGCAAGTAGCTAAGATGTCGTCCTGTCGATGTCGAATACCGTTCGGTGTTCACCAGCCAGGTACTACCTATAAGGGTTCCTAGTATATAGTGATGACCGTATGAGTATATAAACTTGTCCTCAGCGAATACGTTTGAACTGGTTCGCCGTTGCAAAGTTGCTCGAACGTTCCCTTTCTTCGTTATTTCGCTGACCATTTGCTCAAGGCGTAAACTGTTATTCATTATGCGTTCTCCGATACCAAGAAAACAACTATCTGTTGCTCTCCTGTAACCTCGAATTGATTGCGATTATATGAACTGCCTTGCATATCGTCTACAAGCAATACAAAGGCATCAACACCATTGTCTAAGAGGTATACGGTAATATGCTTATCCATTTTGAGTGGGTAAGTCATCGACTGCCGTGCATTCTCTTTCCAAGGTTGTTTGTAGTCTTTGAGTGCCTGTACCAAATCTGCAAGAACATAGTTTTGTCGCCCTAAAATCTGTAGGTTCTTATCGAGAGCCCATCGTCGGTAGTCCACTTTTTCAATGCGGTGAACGCCCTTGATCGGCTCAAACTTGTTTGGTGTAAACTCGGCCATGCTATACCTCTTTGATATAGCCCATGTATGAAGCAAGTTGCTCGAACTCGTCCTCGTTGATAACAATGATTTTGCTATCGTGGTTTGAGCCCGTACGCTTGTAGTCATACAGTACAACCGAGCCATCGCTAGCAACGGTTGCGTTTAGTGAAAAGGCAACGTCAGGTGTCGAAAAGTCTTTGAGGACCAATACTTCGCCAACGTTGTCGTGTGGTGTGTTTGCCATTATCGCTCTCCTTTGAGTAATAATTATTATGATTTGGGGGCAGGCTAAAACAAATGTATATAAGGAGGCACTTTCACCGCCCCACGTCGCAATCTCGACTCGCTGGAGACAGGCTGAAAAACCTCGGCAACATCTGTTCTTGCCTTGCAATTAAAAGAACCCCCATAAAGGGAGTACTATCAACTGCCGCAATGACCTGTAGCACTCAAGTTACGAGTGAACTCTACAGCTATCGCTTATATACATTATACAACAAGGCTAAGGTATTGTAAACACCCAAATCAAACACCAGGCTTACTCAAATCACGGCTTTTTACCCCGCTGCTGCCTGTGAAGAGTAACAATCCACGGTCTCCTAGAGTAGAAAAAACCTATTGTATTTAGTCTATCCTTATTGTATAATAGTAGCATACGAACAAAACAGTAAACGTATAATAATCATAATCAAGGGAACTGTTACAATGAAAACCAATTATTTAGGACAAGTTACTGATACTGCTATGAGCTTCATACCAGGAGAGAAGAACAAACCAAGTCGAGTAGGCGTTTATATGGGTGTAAAAAAGGGCGGTCGCAAAGCTCTTGAACTCGTAAAAGCGGGACCTCACGTTGACGTAGAAAAAGCGGCAAACGTCTATATTCACCAAGTTGTGAAACGTACAGGGCAAACAGTAAGGTTCAGGTACTACGATATTAAGGAAGTAACTGTATATCACCGTATCAACCACGCCCTCTACCACAAGCTAATTCTTCAATACAGTCGTATGAGAATGAGAGATACAGCGGCATTCGGTCTACCTGCTGAACAAGCTATGCTTACGGACGCAGACATCGCAAAGGTACTTGAGTTTAGTCGAGGCGAACTGCTTAGTCGCAACGGTCTATACATTTACGCATAGGCGAAAAAACCTCGGCAAAGAACCCTTTTGTGTGCTATTCGTGTATAGAACGTATAAGTACATCAACGAGCCTAGTATAGCGTTTGCCTTCAACGGTCATCGTTACCGCCCTACGCCCATTAACCATAAACTCCGATAGCCAACGCTCCGATCGAAAGGACCACACGCGCCCATCTTTCGTTACTGCGTAGTCCTCTAGGGGGTATTCAAGTATCTCCATCTTACCCATTATTATGACGTGTAGGACGCTTATTGTAAAGAACGCACACGCCTCAACCGAAACGAAAAAAATCTCGCCAATAACCCTTCTCCTGTGTCTGATTGCTATATAGAGAGTATAAGACCGTATACTAAAGGCTTTATAAAGAATTGCGTGAAGAAAGCCAAGAGGAAAAAGTATTGTGTTTTATCACGAAAACGCACCTAATCCCAGACCTAGATAGCCAAAGCAGGACAAGAACAACGGAAAGGGCGGAACGCAAGCCACAATCTCCAACTTTTCTGAACACTCTTGGAGTAGGAATCCGCCCCCCTTTTTGCCAATCATGGCTTGTTTTTGCCGAATTGAACGCGTTTTTTGCCAACGACCAGCCCAAATCCGTGAATTGAAGCTCTGGATTGCCAACGACCTCCTGGCAGCTACACCATCCGAAGCCAGACTTACGAATCCTGTACTACCTGGATTAAAACCAGCAGATTTCAGCATACCCCCCGAATACTGAAGTTTTAGGTATCCAGCTAACCCAGGCCTCCCAGAACCGCGTTATCTCAGAGCTCCTAGAATCCACAAGAACCTGGCTTCTTCCAGCACGGGTAGGCTGCTGCACTATACAGCCACGAAACAAGGGCGAACAAATGCAAATCACCACAGGCTACTTGCCAAAGCCTCACTCCAGGTGGCATACTCCCCAGTTCTACGGCTTTACTGCCGATCCGGACGGTATCCAGTGGAATCCTGATGTGCCAAAAACCTATTGTATTTTATCGTCGCCTATGAGATAATACTTACAGTGGTAGAGATACCCATATAATCATAATCACAAGGAGATATTATGACAGCAACCAAAGCACCAGTTAAGGCTAAGGTAACAGTACCAGCCCACAAACTCGAAGTGGCTAAAACATTTCGCAAGAACATCGTCAAGTCAGTAACAGGTAAGGCTACCAGCTTACGTGACGAAGCAGGCAAGAAGATTAACCGTCAACACGTTATCACTTACCTCGAAGGCGACAAAGTCGTTACAGCTACCCTACAAATCATCTACGGGAAAGAGTTACTTGCACACACTAGCAAGGACATCTTAGAGCTTACGAACCGCAAGGGCAGTGTCTATTACTTCGTACCAGTTGCTTAGTTAGGCATAGGATAGCGTGATTGGTGGGTCACGCTACTCCAAGCTCAGGCAGGGGATCTGGTGAGGTCTGACAGCTATTAGTCCTGCATACAGAGGACGCGATCACACCGCTGCTGGGCTAAGCCAGACAAATGTAATCCGCTACAGGCTATTCGGTAGTGGGGCGCCCGCATGGCGGCTAAGGCTGGCAAATGAATCTTAGGTAAGGCGAAAGAAAAGAAAGGCGGCCTGGGGGACCGAGCAGGGAGGCGAGAGGCCGTGGCAGTTTCACGTGAAAACATTCCGCCCGTATCCTCGTCCTGTGTTGTGAGGACGTGCTATACCATCGCCATAAATCCGTAAAGATTATTGATAAAACCTATTGACTTTTATCATCATCTGTAGTATACTTATAAACAGTAGAGAGGGACGCGACTACTACAATTATAATTATAAGCGTCTGAGGTATAACATTATGGTAAGCACTAAAGCTACAACCACTAAAGCAAAAACAACTAAAGCAAAAGTTACAGTACCTAAGCACAAGTTACAAGTTGCCCAAGATTATCGCAAGCAGATTGTCAAAAGTGTAGAGGGTAAAGCGTCAAGCGTACGGGACGAAGCGGGTAAAAAAGTAAACCGCCAACACGTGATACGCTACACCGAGGGCGACAAGGTAGTTACAACCACTATGCAGATTGTATACGGCAAGGAACTACTAGCACACAAGGTAAAAAACATTTTAGAACTAACTAATAGTAAAAAATCTGTTTACTACTTTATCCCACTAAGCAAGTAAGCACAATATAAATAAGGTGAACGGGCCAAAAACCCGTTCATCTTTTTGTTTACGTGAGGCCGTAGCAACCCCCCTCGTAATTTTTTTTCTAATTTCTCTGACGAGTGAGCCCGACAAAAGGTAAGCAAAACAGACCCAAGAAGCCTAGTACGACAATGACGGGTGCTGCGAACGCGATAAGTATTGCGATCCACCCTATCGCGAGTGTGAGTATGACAAAAAAGAAGGTCATTAAGAATAAGAATGCTGTGACGTTACTCACCCCCGACACTGCCGAGTTGGATTTTCTACGGGTAGGATAAGTAGGAGTATTGGAGTTCTTTCGTCGTGATCTACCACCGTACATCGTGAAGCCACCGCGTTTGATACCACCACCAACGACGATTTTACCACGCGTTACACCACCACCGACACGAATGCGAGACTGGTTCGATGCGAAACTCATATCAGTATGCTACCTTTCTTTGCGCGCTTCATTATTATTTTGCCTTCATTGCCTAATGTATTTATTATGACACGATTTAGTATGCTACCAACTGAAGAAGTGCTGAGGTGTGTGACTTCTGCGATGCGAGCGTACTCTATCAACCCCGTGCAATACGCGTGAAAGATGATGAGGTTGCGCTTGGTTGAGTCGTAGTTCTTGTAGTACCCACGTTCTTCTGCGAGTCGGACTAGATTTTGGACGTTTCGGCAGCGTTGGACGCTATCGCGTCGTGCGGGTGACAAGTCACCAAGGTATACCCATTCATTGAAATTAACGGTTGGCATCATACCAGTATATCCAGCGTCTCGTCACCTGCGAGTATTTGATCTTCGTATTGGAGGGTGCGCTCGGCAAGCCGAGTAAAGATTTTCGATATGGTGCTTGGGTGTAGACCCCACTGTTCGCTCGTTGCTTTAAGTGTGTCCCAGCCCTGTGCGTAACCGAGAAACATCACGACGTTACGCATACTGGTCATATAATTACCGTAGTTACCGTTCTCCATAGCCTTGTGAACGAGAGGTATCAGTTCGATATACCCGTTCTCTTCATACAGGTCGCGGTACATACCCATATTAGTTCTCGTACTCGTCGTACTTTTGGTGGTACGCGTCTATTTGGTTAGCGGTGTCGATTATTGTGTACGCGAATGCGCAAGTTATAATTGTCATAAGCACGAATGCCCAGATGACCATAGCGTTATACATTTTTTGACTCATCAGTCTAGCTCCTTTCTTGCATTAGCGAGTAACCCGCAACGCGAGCATATTACGATTGCTTCTTCATACCCCACCCATTTGTTCTCGTGAACCGTTTCGGGTTCAGTGATCGGAACTAGCTTGTGCATACCGAAGAAACATCGAATGCTACGCATTATCGTTTGACCATCTCGCTTATGAGTGGTTCGTTGAAGTCCTCTCTGGCGCGTCGGAGTTCTTCGTTGCGGGTGACATCTTTGATGATTTGATTGATACGCGCTTCGGTGAGGTTGTACTTCGTAGATAGGTCGTAGATACTATATTCACCAGTACACCACTTTTCGTAGATGTTTCGGTTGCGTCGCCATAGGGTTTGGTCAGTGATTTGCGGGTCGGGTTGGTTCGGGTTCTTAATTTGATACTCGACCTTCTTCACGATCTGTGAGATACGTGAACCGCGTAGCTTGTTATACTTCTGACCCAGTGACTCGTACGTGTACCCACCTGTAGCGAAGTCTTTGAAGATAGCTACATCACGTTTGATTTGATTACCGATAAGCTCGTGCTCTACCTTGAACAGCTTTGGCATCAGCTTACGACACTCAGCTGCTCTATTCATTGATTTGCTGTACATTTAAACCCCTGCTTTCTAGAGCTTCTAATAGTAGCGTCTCGTACGCATTGCTCTTGTTATCGTTAAAGTCGATGTTCGCGAGATTTTCTACCACCTCGGTAAGTGCGATAGGTAACGTCATAGAGACGGTCTTCTTCTTACCGCTTGGTTTGTGGTATTGAGTTGGAACCTGTCGTGTGACACCGTTCTTCATCGTGACCGCGTTGTATTGTTTCACTGGTTTGCTCATAGAATAAGTATATTGCACTTTTAGTAAAAATACAATAGGTTTTGTCAACTCTAGGACAACAAAAAACCACCCCTGAACTGGAAAGTAAGAGGGTGGTCATTCATATTCTATTACGTTAGTAGTGCGCTGTCAAGCAAAGTCTACCGTCATAGTGAAACGCGCAGAACGTTCGGATATACTCGTTGTCTGGTATGTCTGGGTAGATGTGCTTTGAGTCGTCGGGTACCAGTAGGTCTGGCTTCCACCCGTGTTTTTCGAAGTACGCGTCTTCAATACGTTGGTAGTAGACCTTGGTATCGTCAGGTAGATTTTCTAGGACGCGTCGGAGCTGACCTACGGTCAGATAGAAGTCGTCATCATTTTTTGAATAGCTCATAAACTTACTATACAGGTGCCTCGTCTGGGTCGCAAACGTTGACTTTGATATACCCCACCCCTATAATAGTGAGCTGTGTTAACTGATAAATAACACTTTATACCCCCTATAGGTGTGTATCAAAGGCATCATGGGCGATACTCACCGACTTATACACCCTCCTTATCGAGAACACCGCGCTACCATGCGGTGTTTTTCTTTACCTCTCTCGAGCCTGTGATATTTCACTTCTATGTATAATCAAAATAGAATAAACAATTAGGTAAAACAACGCGTGAATAAAAATCTTGATAGTCTTTCAAGAGCCAATGCAACGGCCGTAGCAAAGACAAAGAACAATTTATCGACAGACTTTCTTCGGAATGGCGGGAGAACTATGTCTCCTTCTTGGTCTGCAACTACGATTACAGATAAGGATATGTACAGCGACTTCGGATACGCTGTTATTACTCGACGTGCAAACCGCACAGCAGTTATCGGTAAACGAAACATCTACACTAACGCTTCTAAGCGAGTCCTTGAATCAGCAAACCACGACAAGACTGCGGTAGTTCACCCTTACCTTCCTCTTATCCGTGAATCAAAGAACTTCTCTGAACGAGTATTCTGGTACAACATCTCAACGTACCTCGACCTCGAAGGAGTTTTCTACCTATACGCAGCTCGACGCGTATACGCTGACGGACACCTAGGTGCAGTACAGTCGTTCTCACTTTTGAACCCGTACAATATCCGTAAAGTAATTAACAGCGAAACTGGTGAACTTGGTGGCTACATTGAATCTCGTAACGGTAAGACCCGCGATATTCACAAGGACATGATTATCCCTATCTCGCTCATGGACCCGTTCAATAGTGGCGGACACTTCTCAATGGCAGACGCGGCTCGCGATGCTCAGTTTACAATGAAGCAAGCCTCTGACTATGCTCGACAGGCTATTCAGGGTAACCTTAACACTCCTGGTATCATCTCTACTTCAATCGAACTAGAAGAAGAAGACTTTGCGAACTTCGTTTCACGTCTTCAGAACCACAACAAGGGTGAACCAATCTTCGGTAACGGTAGCGGTACTGTTGACTGGGTCGACATGCAACAAGACCTCGACAAGGCTGCACTTGGTGACATTAACAAGATTCACCTCGACAACCTATTCGCTATCGGTGGCGTGTCTAAGACACTCATGGGTATGGAAGAATCTGGTACTGGTCGCGAAGTTTCTCGTACACAAAAAGACGACTTCACAGAAAACGCGATTATGCCTCAGATCGAAACTATCATCGACGCATTGAACCTCGACTACCGAACACACTACAAAGACGAGTGGGAAAAGACCCACTACGAAATGGCTCTAGATAACCCACTTGAATCTGACCAAGACGCTGCTAAGGCTGCAGTCGAAGTACGACAAGCTGAGTTCGATGTAATGAAGGCACTAACTGATGCTGGTTATGGTGCAGACGTGGCTTCAAAGTTCGCTCGAGGCGAAATCGAAGTTACCGACCTTGGTAAGCCAGAAGAAACAACAGCTGACGACGGCAACGATGGCGACACCACTGGTGGACCAAACCGAGACGACGAAGACGTTGAAGAAAACGGCACTAAAGAAGTCGCTTACAACCTCAACGAGCTGGCTGATGATGACCTCGTAGAAATCACAGTGAACAAAGTCCCTATTCGTCAGTTCTTACCTGACCTCGAAATCGAGTTCGCACACGAAGATAACCCTACCGCTATGATTAACTCAGCGGTAAAGGACGACACTACACTCATTACCCTTAACGGTATTGAAGCTAAAGACGGTGCAGTATCTGGTACTACCGACATCTTTGGTAAGTTTGAGAACGGTTACGTTAAACTGCTCACCGTATTATTCGATGACACAGAAGCCGCACTCAAAGAAGTAACCAAGCGTTACTCAAAACAGAAAATCGCTGTCAAGAACTAGAAGGGTAAGCTATCGTCAAAGATGCTTTCTCTGCTACCCCACGGGTCCATTTCGATGGGCTCGTTTTCTTGTCGCTCGTCTTCTTTCTTCTTGCAGTCGACACAAAGAACCGTACCACCGTCATCGTCATAATACCCACCTGATTGACTGTACCCAGCACACTTTAGGTGAATGATATTATCACAAGCGTTACAGTAGACTTCATCGCTATCTGCCATGTAGTCTTTGCAGGTTTCGCATTTGTTAGCGCCCATACGCTCAAGTATCTTGCCGTAGGTATCAGCTTTCACCTCTGCGAACCGCACCCGTTCAGCAGTAACAAGCTCAGTGTATTCGTCAATCTGCCACATTAGCTCATCGCGACCGCAGACACACTCAATCAAACAACGCTTCCCGTGAACTAGCTTAGCCTGAATGAGACCTTTGCGTAGTTCTTCGCGTTGTTTCTTGTAGATCATATCTCGCGTTTAGACTCTTCTAATTCAGCGAGCACCAGCTTTTCAGCTTCTTCGAACTCGAGCTTACCGTACTTCATCGCAGACTCGATACGAGCGTCAAGCATTAGTTCTGCAATGCTTGCACGAGCGTCAACCACACCGAAAACATTATGCTCGTTGAATACATTATCAGTGCTCTTGATGAAAGCGGTGATTTTAATTTCGTCTTTGTCAAATTCTAAACTCATACTATTGGGTGATCCTTCTCGAAGTCTTCAATCAACTTCATTACATCGTTACTACCACCGTGCATATAAAAATGCTCGTAGCGTAGGTAACTATCCTTATAATCGGGCATAATTGCACCGAGCTGTCTGAAAACGCGCCAAGGTTTGTTCTCAATCTCATCTAGGTCGAACAATAAATCGTTCTGTGCAGTATCAACCGCATTATCAGCTTGCTCATCTGCAAAGCGCATAATCGCGATTTTCAACTCGTTCAAATCTATCTTAGCGTCGAACTTGCCGTTTGCGTGGTCGCCCAGCACAACACCGTGTGCTTCGCACCACTTACCAAAGTTATTGCTAAACATTTCAGCGTCGTTCATTATTGCTCTCCTAGGTTCATTGATTGTTGGTAGTAAACGTCGTCTAGCTCAGCTTGAATAGACTCAGCGTTTTCATACTGCTCTTTAATAATCTTGCTCATTTCTTCAATGACATCATATATAGCTAAGTCACCGTCATCGTGGTCATTGTGAAACTTATCGGTCGCAGCGTGCTTGATAGCTTGTACGCGAGCGTCTATCTCGGGGTTAACACTAACAGCGGTCATAGGTTCTTACTCATTTCGGTGTATTCAGCCCAGTATTCTGGCCACGTTTGTTTGATCTTCGCTAGGTTGGTCGCGTCAGCTTGTCGACACGCGTGGGCGAGTGCAACAACGAATGACCCACCAAAGATAGTCATCGCTTCAACTGTTGCATAGTCTTCTTCGGTATACATTACACTTCCCTCTCTAGAAATATCTGGTTATAGTGACCTACATCAGGGTAGCTCGTTGCGTCTGCTGGTGCAGTATCGTATCGAACGTCTACCGAAACGAACCCGTCTTCACCATTTGACGCTATAGACTTGTAGCTTTTAATCACCGTACCCGCACCGTGGTAAGTGTTAACACGTTCACCTACTTCAAAGAGGTGAGTAAGTGTTCGCTCGACTTTATTGTGTCGCCACTGGGGTAAAAAGTTAAGCAAGTGCTTAATTGAGTATTCAAACTTAAAGCTCGCCTTCATTAACAGCGTTTGCTTGCTTCTACCGAAGTATTCGCTACGTTTCGCGTCTTTAATTGCTTGCTTAGTGTCGATCATATACATATAGTACAACGATTATGAAGAAAACGCAATAGGTTTTATATCAACGAACGTATTTTTGAACGTGAATAGCGCGGGTCGAGTCGTTGTCGTGACAAACGCACTACACGAGGGGTGTTGAACGCTTCATCTGAGAAAGCGGTGCGGTCAACTTCTGCAAGAATCTCTTCAATATCAATAGCTTGTGGGAAAACACCTACGTCGTGAACGTGTTTGAAGCTGATAGAGTATACCTCACCCTGACTTACAGTGATGTCGCAGATAGGTGTCATAAGGGTTGCGAACGCAGTCGGTCGCATTTCATACTGGTTCTGCTGAAAGTTGTTATAGATACCGTTCTTATCTATATATAGCAAGACGTTGGGGTTGAGTAGCACTCGATTGTCGTCTACCATCTCTAAACGCATGTGTAAGCGGTCTGGTGAGTTGAGAATATGATTGCCAAGCGTAAAGATACCTTGTATAATAACCTTTTCTAACTCAGAATGGGTCATCTTTCGCTTTCTCTAGTAGTGACCTTGATGATCTGGTCGTCATCTGTTAAAAACCAATACGTTTCACCATCGTCGCATTCATGCTTAATAACACTGCACGCTTTCACCACTTGGTCGGGGTTATCGGGCATCTTTTCATTGAAGATAGCTAGTTGTCGGTCTAATTCACTCATTGAAACTATCATAAAACAATAATATGTATAATACAAGAAGAAGAACGTATAGAGGTCATGCACAGACACTGCGAATGGTCTTCGAACGAAACAAACAAAAGTTTTACACAAAAAACGTCCCTTAAAACAAAAAAGGAATAGAAACGTGGAAAAAAGTATAAATAGTTACGTTGTTACTGCCGAAGTAGGTGGTTTCACGGATGAGGGAGATGGCGTTGTATCATTCCCGAACGGACTAATTATCACTGACGATTCTACGCAACGCAACGGCACACGATACGACATTGATTCAATGAGCCTCGAAGATTACGGTAACCAGCTTACTGCCGATCACGATGACACATTGAGAAGCCTTATCGGAAAAACTGTTGGTGTTAAGAAATCTGGCAACAAAGTTATTGTTGAGAAGATTATTTATGCTATTAAAGAAAACGCATACGCGAAAGTCGCGTACGACCTATTGGTTGGTGGTTTCTCAAATAGCTTTAGTATTGAAACTCTCGGTCGCCTTGATCCTGATACTGGCATCTACAATAACGCTGAGCTTTGCGGGTTAAGTCAAGTAGTTACTCCTAACAACTATAACGCACACGTTAACTCGTTTAACGAAACTGTCCACAATTCCTTAGAAAAAGCGAAAGCTGAGGGTCTCAAAGTCGACGGACTAGAGGAAAAATTAGTAATCGCACCTAAAGAGGAAAACATGGCAAAAGAAACAAAAATTTCTGAAGCTACTGAAGAATTTGTTGAAGTTAAACTCAACGAAGCCCCTACAGAAGTCGAAGATACAGACACAAAGGTTGTCGAAGTCCCAGAAGTGGTTGAAGTACCTGAAGAAGATACTGAAGTCGTTGCTGAAGAAATCGAAGCCGCAAAAGAAGCCGAAGAAGTAGAAGCTGAAGAAGAAGTTGCTGAAAAAGTAGCTGAAGCTAAAGAAGAAACTCCTGAAGTTGAAGCCGAAACTGTTGAAGAAACTACTCGCGAAAAAGCTGAGAACGGTACATGGATCGAAACGGTCACTACCACTCGCACTAGCGAATACATCGAAACAGAAGAGGAAAAGGCAGAACGTCAAGCTCGAGAAGCTCGATGGGAAGCCGAACTCGCTAAAGACGATGACGCAGAAATCACCATCAAGGTTGATGTAAGCGACAACGAAGCAAGCGAAACAGTTGACAACGAAGCTGAAGAAACTGAAACCGAAGAGGTGGAAGCGACTGAAGAAGTTGTTGAAGAAAAAACAGAAAATAAAAAGGAAATTGAAATGACAAAAGAAGAAGCACAAGCTATGATTGACGCTGCTGTGAAGAACGCTCTTGACGCTCAAGTTGAAGAAACTGAGTTCGTTGAAGAAGCTCCTGTAAGCAAGAACGCTACAATCAAGAACCAACTTGCTCTTGCTATTGCATCAACACGTGACCTAAACGTAGAAGCATACAACGAATTGCGTGCTATCAACAAGGTTAACTACGACGCACTTGTAGAAGCTGGTAAAGTAGAAAACTCAATCAAGCTAGAAGACCTCGGTAACCTAGTTATCGGTCCTGAAGTTCTTTCAGAAGTACAAGGTAAGCTAAACAGCTACTCTGCACTACTTGAAGCAACTGACTGGCGTGAAACTGACGCGATCAAGTTCGCATGGCTATCACGTGGTACTACAGTTGACATGCAAAACGTATCAACTGGTTACTCAGGTGGTTTGACTCCTGGTCCAATCGACGACGACGAACTATTGAAGCCTTACGGTGAACCAACATTCGCTCCACACGACGACGAACTAGAAGAACTTGCTTACGTTACTGCTGTAGCACTTGCAACAATTAAGTTCGCTGCTGTTGACATCATGCGTGACATTGCTAAGCAATTCACAAACGACTACGACAAAAAGCGTGCCCAACTTGTTATCGCTCGTCTACAACAAGCTGTTAACGCAACAGGTCAAACTGTTGAGTTCTCAGGAAGCACTGCTGACCTAGCAGAAGCCGTAGCTGAAGCTGCTGACAGCACAACTGTTGGTAAGTTGATCCTATCAAACAAGACTAAGGCTGCAATCCTACGATCAGCAATCACAGAACAAAACTTCGGTCTTGTTGCTGAATTGAACGCTGGTTCAGTATTCGGTACATCTTTCGTAACAGTCCCTAGCGACCTCCTACCTACGCTAAACGCAGGTGACACTCGTACTTTCCTAGTACACGGTGTAGCAGTTGTTGTTACTGACCCAATCTTCTACGCAGACATGAGCGCATTCACAGGACGAACATCTGGTGGTCTCTCATACGACGTAGACGGTCGTGCATCTTACGAAGTGAACGGTGAAGTTCGTTCAGCATTCCAACGCAACGAAGTTGTGATCCGTGGATCATTCTTCCGTGGTGGTGTTGTAACAGAACCAGAACTCGTAGCTTCAATCTCTAGCTCAGAAAGCTAAGATATAGTTGCAAAGCTCCCGTCTTATGGGCGGGGGCACCCAAGATAAAAAGAAAATAAAAAAAGGTATAAGAGAGTGACTATAGAACAGTACGAACAGCTAACGGGCAACACTGTATCTGACGAAGACGAAAATATGGTTCTCGCAGCAATCGCTCGTGCAATCGTTGAGCTTGAGTCTGCTCTAGGTTACTCTCTGACACCGCAAACGAACATTTACAGTGAGCTTGGAAAGACCCATTACAACGGGTACTCCTTCGGTCAAACACTACCAGTTCCCCAAAACGTCATCGACAATTTATTGCCTGCTGACGAACCAATTGGTGACCTGATGGTGTTTCCGCTTGAGCTCAAAGACAAATTCGCACTCGTACAGCCTTTTGACACTGCGTACCGAGCAAAGTTAGTACTCGTACTAGACGACGAAAGTTTCATTACTCTCGACGACCTACACGGTGCTGTCCCTCAGTACAACGGTAACGGTTGGGGCAAGTGGATCGAAATCGACGTTCCAGGGTGGTCTTACGACCCTACAGTTATCGCAACCTTCACGACACTCTTTGCAGATGGTCACCCGAAGCAGATAAAGTTTGCCCTTGCAATCGACGCAGATTACCACGACGTGATGTCAGACCCAGCAATCCAATATCTCATTGCAGATATGGTTGACTACCGACTAGACTCAAACAACTCAGCAGCGATGGGCAACATCACTTCTGAATCTGTTGACGGTCACAGTTGGTCAAAGACTGACAAACCAGTAACCCCAATTAGCAGTAGCGATCATGTAGCAACAGTTGCTCTATACGCTGGTCCTAAAGGGGCTAAACGTAATAGGGTACCTGTACGATGATAAGCTATAAAGATAAAGTCAAATTGATCCTTGTTGATGCAGATGGGTACAATGACAAGACCGTCGTTTTAAACCAAACGGTTAAATCATTGTTTCACCTCGGTGGCTCATACTCACAAACAGCAAGCGCAGAAGAACATGCAGCCGACGCTCATGTGTACCTAAACCCGAAAGACCCAATCGTTCTCGCGAACGCCTACCGTCTCGAAGGTATGTACATAGTCGCTAACATGTTCGGTGGTGACGAATCTGACGCATGGTACCGCATTGGTAGCGTCGTAGTGGGGCAACGAAAGTTACTCGCTAACAACGTAGACAATGTGCACTGCTTCTTGAACAAAGTTCACGCTCTCGCAGACCTACCAGAACCAGAGGAATCATAATATGCCGCTAGTGAAAAACATCAACGCGCAGGTTATCGGTGATAGTATCGACAACCACTTCGGGGTAGCCCTCGTGCAGATCGCAGAAGCGGTCATACGAACAGCTGAACCGAATACGCCAAAGAAGACTGGTGCCCTACGTGACTCTGCACACCCAACACGAGCTGGCCAACGCCAAGTTTCAGTTGAGTGGTCAGAACCATACGCAGGTGACCAAGAAGAAGGTGTCGCATCAGACGGAACCCCGATCCACAGGTACACAACTCCTGGTACGGGTAAAGACTTTGCGAAGAACGCTATCAACAAGGTGGCACGAGGTGACGAAGCTATGATTATACTAGACATAACAATGATGGACGCGATATGACAGACCCAGTAACCGTATCAGATTCATTTGTACAATGGCTAGAAATCGAAGGGTATGGCGCATTCGGTAATAATATCTTTATCAACCGAATACCGCTCAAAGCCCGAGCAGATAGCTACGTCGTCACGACCAACGGTGGTCAGATAGTGCGAAGACTCATCACTGGAGAAGTGGTGAAGCAGTACCTAATACAGGTACAATACCGTAACACATCGAACAAAGACGTTGATAGAAACCTATTCAACCTCGAAGAACGATTGAACGCTAAAGATTGCTTCTACCTCGAAGGTTTTGATGTCGATTACGTGTCAACTGCACAGTTTGCTTCAAGTCAAGATATTGATACAGAAGAACTACAAACTGGCTTGCTCACTGTAAATGTTCAATTATACAGAGCGCCTAATAGCGCGCCAAATATAGAAAGTTAATAAGGAAACACAAAAATATGTTTAAAGGTCCTTTCACTGTACGATTTGGTGCGACAACCATTACCGACGTTATGGATTACAGCCCATCTTTTGACGTGACATCTAACGATTACACAACAATTGACGGTCGTACATCAACCATTACTACAGGTATTAAAGCATCTGTAGAGCTTCAACTACGTGGGCTAACCCCTTCAGCAGTTGCAGCCGTACTTCCACAATACTTCAAAGCCAACGGTGAGATTCTCTCAACAGGTCAAGAAGTTACTAACGCTGATGGTGCTATCGACATCGTTCCTGCTGCATGTTCTGAAGAAGACATCGCGAACGACCTCGACATCCTTGACTGTACTGGTAACCTCGCAGTTCGAATCAACAGCGCAGTGGCAACACTAAGCTCAATCGACATGCAAGACGGTGCATTGCTTACAATTACTGTAGCATTCACAGGTCAACCTGGCCAAGGCGAAGCAGTTGCACAGATTCTTGGTGGTGGCGACACTACCGTCGACAGCTAATCTTAGTTATCGACAATCGAACACTCACCCTCGATGGCATTGCGCTATCGGGGGTGCTGTTTTTATCAAATCTATATAATTAGAGGTGAAATACAAATAAGTCCAAAGGAGACTAACACAAGATGTCACAGTACAATCTATCAGACAATATCAGCAAATCGTTCGCATTCGAGATCGACGGTAAAGTATACGATTTTCGACGACCATTGGTGTCTGAATTGAAAGCTAACCAAGCTATCCAAAAAGAACTAGAAGGCGCAAGCACAGACGAAGAAAAACAAGCAGTCTCAGAGAAGATGCAACAATTCGTGTACAGCCTTATCAGCCCAGTAGACCACAAGACATCAATTGAAGAAGCACTCGACGCTTCACCAATCAATGTTCTACAAGCCTTTAACAAAATGACTGAAAAAGAACTTTCAGCACAATAAAAAATGGCTACCGCACCTAAAGCACCTGTATCAATCAGTGCAAACGGTGGTTCAGTCAAAAACAAAAACCCCCAAAGCGATGATGATAGTAACAGTAACCGACGAACTTATGCGCTGGTCTGTTACTATTATCCGCAATATAAGCTCGAGGACGTTGAACAGATGCCTGCTCGAGATGTCAACTTGCTAATCAAGACAGCTCATCAGCAGAAAGCAGTCGAGTACATCAACCACGTACAGATTGCCGCAGCACCTCACTCTAAAAAGGGTGAATCAATCAAGAAACTAATCGACGAATACAAAAAACTGATCGAAATATGAACGACCGAGAAATCAAATATCTTCTAACTGGTGACGCGAGCAAGCTCAAGTCTGAATTGGCATCTGTACAAAAGCAAGCAGAGCAAACTGGTAAGAGTGTCGACCGCGCATTAACGAACGCTTTTAAGGGCTCTGCTGATGCACTCACTGCGACGTTCGCTAAGAACCTCGAAGCAATCAACAAAGGCCTTAACAACGTTCAAAAGGGCACTCAAAACGCCTTCAACGTGCAGAACGTCGCTGCCTACGCGAAACAACAATCGCAACTAGCAAACGAACTGCAAAAGATGGATCAGCAATACAAAACGCTGAACCGAACCGCTGACACTTACCGACAAACTCTTATGCGAACTGGTGCAGATGCCGCTACTGCTGGCGCAATCACTGCAACCTGGGCTGACACTCAACGTGCCGCTCTTGAAAAAGCTGGTCGCTCAATGGGTACAGACCTCGGGCAACAATTCGGTGGGCTTGCAAGCGTTGCACCTACCCTTGCGGCTGGTATCAAGCAAATCGACGAAGCGTCAACAGAATCAGAGAAGTCTACTTCTCGTCTGAGCGCGGCACTCGATGGTACAAAGTCAGCACTAGACAAGATTCACAAGCAAGACTTCTCGCAACAAAGCAAGAGCGTTCTTGACTTCGGTAACAGCGTACGCAAGTCAACTGGCGACATTAGCCGTATGGGTCTTGGTATCGCAGCTGCAGTCGCGGCTTTCTCAACAATCCCTATCCTGAAAACTGTTTCACTTATCGAGTCTGCGCAACTCGGTCTTGAAAGCCTGCTAAAGAGTACTGAAGCAGCTGGTGAAGCAATCTACAACCTCTTCACATACGCAAACGCAACACCATACGACACCTCTAGTCTTATCGCATACGAACAAAAGCTCGTATCAGTAGGTCTTAGCGGTCAACAAGCGTTCGGTGTTATTCAACGTGTCTCAGACATTGGTGGTGCATTTGGTGCTTCATCTGACCAACTAGACCGTTTCTACTACGTGCTCTCTCAAATCTTCGGTGCTGGTAAAGCTACTGGTACTGACTTCTTGCAGATTCAAAACTCACTCCCTGGGTTCATCTCAGCAATCGGTGAAGCAATGGGCAAGAGCGCAGGTGAAGTTCGTGGCGCATTCGGTGATGGTTCAGTAACATCTGAAGTTATCGTCAAAGCATTGAACAACCTGACTAAAGCAGGTGGTACCGCCTTCGAAGGTGCGATTAAGCAGTCTTCTACATTCGCTGGTATTATGAACAACTTGCAAGACAACTTGAAGCGTGTCGGTATGGCGTTCTTCGGTGTTACCGTTACCCAAAAGGGTATGATCGCGGCAACAGAAGGTCTATACGCTCGACTTAAAGTACTACTTACGAGCATTCTTTCATTCGTAGAAAACCCTATCACCGTTAAGGTGTTTGAAGCTATCGGTACCGCAGTTGGTAACCTGCTGACACTTCTAAACCAATACCCACAAGTTATCGCTATTATGAGCGGTTTGTTCTTGGCATTTGCTTCAGACCTTATCTCACGTATTCCGTTCATTGGTAACTTGATTGGTGAAATTGGTTACGGCACTGGTCTTATCGTCGGTCTCTTCGCAGCGTTGGTCGCTTCATCTAAAGAAGTACAACAAGCACTTGCGGTTATGTTCGGTCTTGTCGTTCAGTTCGTTCAACAAAACAAGAGCCTATTCATCGACCTTCTCGCTAACTTCCAGACGTTGCTACAGGTGCTCGGTCAAGGTATCGCACCTGCACTCATCATAGCTACACAGCTATTCTTGAACCTCGCACGAGCAATCCTATTCACAATCAACTTCCTTATCCAGATGGCGACTTCAATCGCTAACTTCTTGGGCCCTAACCTGACGCAAGCTATCACGCTCACAGCAATCTTCATCGGTGTCGGTCTTGCGCTTACCCCAGTCGTTCTAGCGGCAGCTAAAGCGGTACAGGTATTCGCTCTCGCGCTCGCTTCTACAGCGGGTAGAATCGTTATCGTTATCGCTGGTATCGTTGCACTTATCGCAGTAATCAGCGGTCTATTCGGTCAAAAGGTTTCAACCTCACCAATCGCGGGTCTCTCAGACATCTTCGACAGTATCGCGGTTTCAACTGAAGATACTACTGGTGGTATTAACGACGTGACTGGTGCCCTCGGTGGTGCTGGTGACGCAGCCAAGAAAGCTACTAAGCAACTTGCCGCATTCGACAAGATGAACGTCATCAACAGCCCTACAGCAGCCGACGCTGGTGCGGGTGGCGGTGGTGGTGGTCTTGGTGACCTTGGTATCACACCTCCTAAACTCCCTGACTTCAACAAGCTCAAAGACCAACTAAGCTCAATGCTCAAGGGTCTTGAAGGTCTTACCCCTAAAGCGAACTGGTGGGACTTCTTAATTATCCCTGCAGCGGTCATCGCTGGTATTCTTCAACTTATCAAGATGTTTGCACCTGCAACATGGGACAAGATTATTGCTGGTCTAGCAACATTCGGTTCTAAGTTCATCGGGTTCTTCAAAACTCTCCCTGGTCTCGCAATGACAGCACTCAGAAGCCTCCCTGGTATGATTGCTCAGCTATTCGCGACTATGGGCCCTAGAATCGCTGCCGCATTCAACGGTATCTTGCCTGCTATCGGTAGAGCATTCGTGACTATCGGTCCAATCATTCTGCGAGCACTGCCTGGTATCTTGCGAGCTGTGCTGACAATCGGTGCGAACGTCGCTAAACTATTTGGGCCAATCGGTCTTGCAATCGGTCTTGCGCTAACAGCAATCATCGCGCTTATCTTCAACTGGGAAGCTGTGTCTAAGTGGTTCACTGGTGTCTTCACAGGTATCGTGAACTTCTTCACTACGCTCGGTCAACAAATCGGTGACGTATTTATGCTAGCGCTTAACGGTGCATTCGGTCCTATCCCGCAAATCTTCGCTTCAATCGTAGTCTTGATTGTCGCGGTTGTAGCAACTATCTTCAACACACTAATGGCAGTCCCTGCTTGGGTTATGACGAACGTTATCACCCCACTCGGTCAGTTCTTTGGTAACTTGTGGATGGGCATCTCAGACGCATTCATTCTTGCTTGGTCACTCATCACTCAAGTAATCAGTATCTTCGCAAACTGGGTATTCGTAAACGTAATCACGCCAGTCGCTAACTTCTTTGTTGGTCTATGGCAGGGTATCGTTACGGGTGTTACCAACGGGTTCAACTCAGTGATGGCATTCTTAGCACCGTTCTTCAACTGGATTAAGACAAAGATTATCGACCCTGTCGCAGGTGCATTCTCAGGTCTATGGAACGGTATCGTAAGCGTAGCGAGCGGCATCTTCAGCCGAATCGTCAGCGTGATGTCACCAATCTTCAACTGGATCTACAACAACGTTATTGCACCTATCTCTAACGCGTTCAACCAATTGAGTGCCGCTATCGGTCAAGTATTCACCAACCTAAAGAACACTATTACAAACGTATTCAGCGGTGTGCTTGGTGTGATTAAGGGTGTCTTCAACGGTATCATTGACGCAATTAACGGTGTCATCAAATCAATCAACAAGATCAAGGTGCCTGACAACATTCCAGGTATCGGTGGTCTTTCACCAAACTTCCCATCTATCCCACGACTTGCTCGCGGTGGCGTGGTTGACCAAGCGACACTCGCTATGTTCGGTGAAGACGGACGTGAAGCCGTAATGCCACTCGAGAACAACACTGGTTGGATCGACGAACTTGCTTCTAAGCTAAACGGTCAGTCAAAGGGCAGCGATGGTCCTACAGTCATCAACGTTTACCTAGACGGTAACAAAGTTGGTGGTGCAATCAGCAATTCAATTAACGACCGTACAATGGTGACAGGAGTAAACCAAATTTATGTCTAACATACCAGACCAACCAATCACCATTAACGGTGTAGTGGTAGGAACCGCAGAGATCAAAGCATGGCAGATTCAATACGCTAAGCTCTGGTCAGACGCATACCGAAATATGAGTGGTGACATTGTCGCTAACTTCATCGGTATCTTCCCTAACGTGAACGTGACTATCACAGTAACGACACTTGAACGAGCGCAACAACTGCTCAACGCGGTAAACGTACCGTACTTCAACGTGACGTTCTTCGACAACGCAACCCGTACAATGAAGACTGCAAAGTTCTACGCAGCGGACGTAACCCTTGATGCAGTAACCATCTGTCGTCTCGAAGAGTTTCAGATTCAACTCGTACCTGTTTCAAAAGCCGCTTGGATTTAAAGTGGTCTGGGTAAAGGTTGGCTCTAAATGGGTGCAACGCAAAAAGCGTGACATCGGTATGCTCACCCCGTCTCAGATAAAAGCAAGACGAGCCGCATTCGAGCGCAAGAAACTTACAGCTGCTTTCAAAACATGGCGACGCAAGAAGCTAATCGAACAGAAACGTCTTTGCTATCTCTGCAAGACACCTATGACGGGTATGTACTCAGTCGACCACATCAAGCCACTCGCAAGAGGTGGTACTTCCTCATACTCGAACCTCGCACTGGCCCACATACGATGCAACCGTAGAAAAGGTATACTAATGCAACGAAATAAAGCCCCTGCCAGCTCAGGAGAACGCGCTGGACGCATTCCACGCTCGAAATAGCATAACTGGTCTTCCTGTATTATAATAAGTATATATGAGCGATAAATTCACTATCGTAGTCGCAGGACTACCACACACCCACCTGACCACAGAATACTCCAGCGACGCGTACCAATCTAAGGTGCGCAATTTTGCTATTATGATGGCTCGCATAGGCTATAAAGTCATTACTTTGGGTGGTGAAGAATGCGATATTATCGAAGATGGGCACAAACACGTCCCGATTATCACGAAAAAAGAACAAGAAAAGTTCTTCGGTGACCCGCTCGCGTACAAAAAGACGATGTACAACCTGACGTGGGAGCCTTCTGATGCTCACTGGCAGCTTTACAACAAGCGAACCATCACTTTCTTGCAAGATTATATTCAAGAACACCCAGACGAAGACGTTCTGTTCGGTGTTTTAGCTGGTTACTGCCAGAAACAAGTGACTGACGCGCTACCTAATCTGATCGCCCCTGAACTATTTATCGGGTATACGGGTGTTTATTCACCATACAAGGTGTTTGAATCAATCACTCACCAACACTATGTGTACGGTGAACACCACGATGACGACGGAAAGTTCTACGATGCGGTGATTCCACCCTACCACCCTAAAGAACAATTCCCATTCTCTACGAAGCGTGGTGACAAAAAAGGTAATTATCTTCTCTACATCGGTCGTTTGATTGACCGCAAGGGTTACAACATCGCTCAACAGGTCGCAGAAAAGCTCGAAAAGCGTCTTATTATCGCTGGTCAGCTTAACGAAGGGCAAGAGTTTACTGGTTATGGTGAGTACATCGGTACAATCGGTGTCAAAGAACGCGGACGCTTGATGAGTCGTGCTGACGCTGTGCTTATGCCTACAACTTACCTTGAGCCAGGCGGCAACGTCCACGTTGAATCTCTCTTATCTGGTACCCCTGTTATCACTACAAACTTCGGTATCTTTGCCCAAACTGTTCTGCAAGGTGTAGACGGTTACCGTTGCAATACATTCGGTGACTTCTTAGAAGCTGTACGTAGGGCTGAAAACTTTACAACCGCGCAACGTCGTGTTATTCGTAAACGCGCTCAAGAACGATTTGCTCTGGAGCCAGTCGCTTTACAGTTCGACGCTTACCTTTCTCGGCTTCACGATCTGAAGACAGATGGTTGGTACAACCCCTCTCACCACCTCGACCACCTAGCCTAGCTATATCCGACCTCCCGCTATAATAATGAGTGAACAAACACAAACATAAGAGTGGCACCATTTTAGTAGGAAAAAGCGAGAACCAGCACTGCTGGGGTAAATTAAATGACAAAAAGTAACACAGACCGTATCAGCGAGCTTGAGTTTAATCAAGACAAGATTATTATTCCACAGCTCACGGAAGTGAAGCAGTTTGTTGATGCTAATAAAAGTGGTATCACCCTCGCGTCACTATTAAACAATCGGATTATTACGGTGGTGCTGGCCGCGATAGTAGCTGCAGGAATATATTTCTTAGCAAAGGGAACATTATAATGAGACTAAAACTAATCGGCTGGTGGAACTGGATAACTCACCGACCACTTGTACTACTAAACATAGCGTTCGTAGCTGTGATCCTCGGTGGACTATTCTACCTATCAGTCAAGCCCATCGACGTGCTGACAGACTGGAAAATTGAGCTTACTGACGTAAAAATGTACGATGGTGATAAGCCTGTATACAATCCTGGTGACACTCTCGTCTTCCAGAGCGGTTCGGTAAAACATTATAACGCAACAGGTACGAGCATTCGTACAATCATCTGTGAAGCGACTAACGGTCGAGACGCACGAGAAATTCAGCTTGACTCTATCCCTGCAACACGGCCACAAGGTTCAAACCCACCTCGTGACAACGCGATTGTTATCCCTGACGTGACACAATTCGATGGTCTACCACGCGATTGTTATCTCAACTTCGACGTATGTTACACCGACGTAATTCTATGGCGTGACAGCTGTGAGCGAAACCGAACAGTCACGTTCACAGTACAAGAAGCGGTAGTGAAACCAGAAGACGTAAAGCGACAAATCGAAGACCTACAGAAGAAAATCGACCTGCTTGAATCTGGTACTGGTGTTGACACAACAACCTCTACCCCAGCCCCTGTCACAAATAACAATACATCTCGCACAACCACTCCCGCACCTGTAACAAACAACTCAACTACGAATAACACCACAAACAACACGACTACTCCCCCAGCTGAAGAAGACACTGGCGTAATCAGTAGCATTCTAAAGTTTGTAAACGGGTTATTTTAAATAAAAAGGACGTAATATGACATTGAACATTCCATATCAACTACGCGTTGCAATCTACATTCTCACAGCAGTGGGTACACCTGTAATTGCATACCTATTGTCAATCGGTATCATCGGTGACCTAGAAGTAACTCTCTGGTCAGCTGAAGTAGCGGTTGCGGGTGCACTAGCCGCATTCAACGTTAGCCCTGCTATTGACGCAGCTAACAAAGCAGCAACAGACATTGCAGTAGATGAAGCACAAAAGGCCGGAAAAGGTCTATAAGAAAAGGAGACTATCAGTAAAATGTTAGGACTATTAGTAAAAGCAGCATTAGTAGGACTCGTAGCGGGTCTAATCGTAGCAGTCGTACTCTGGCTAATCCCAGGTGGCGGTCAGTTCGGTTGGGTCGCACCAGTCGTCGGTATCTTGGTAGGTGCACACACTTACTTCACAGGTAACAAGCAACTATAATGAATAGCGGGCGAAACCCCCGCTTCGATCATTCAATTCGAACAGCAGTCGTACAAAGCGTACGGCTGTTGTTTCATCTGAGCACAAAATAAACATACAACAGGGGTACACCAATGAGCGAGAAGCGACTATCAAAAGAATGGGAATCAGCGGCATTTAACCGCGAAACGAACGAATGGGATCACACAACCCTGCAGTCGTATGAGTACATAGATGACCGTGAACCATTTTCACCAGCTGTCGCAGCCCGCATAACACCAAGTAGACGAAAAGGTGTAGACCGACCGTTCACTTCAATCGTAGCAATGGGTGACAGCCAAATCGACTATCGAAGACTTGATAGCGGTGAGCTTTTACCTATCCACGATGAGCGAGCTATGAAACTAGCTAGGTTTATCTGCAGAGATTTACAGCCAGACCATATCGTTAACCTTGGCGACTCAGTTGACTTCGCGGCTCTATCTCGATTCAACCCCGATTCAGACCACTTCCACAGGACTTTAGGACCTTCGCTGCAACGAATCCACGACTTCTACGCTGGTCTTCGCTCAGATAACCCTCACGCTAAGATTACAGAGGTAGACTCAAACCACAACGTGCGTCTGAAGAACTACACGCTGAAGAATATGCCACAGATGTACGGTGTTCGACAAGCTGGCTCTAGCGATGAATACCCAGTAATGACATACCCTTACCTCGCGAACCTACAGCACGTGGGTGTTGATTGGGTAGGTGGTTACGGTGCAGCCGCATTCGAATACGCTGATGATTTCGCATTTATGCACGGTACTATGTCTTCAGCTAGTGGTTCTACTGCACAAAAACTGTCTAAAGAAAATCCAGACCGAAACGTTATGCAAGGTCACGCTCACAGAGCTGAATCATTCCACCGCACAGACCGACGAGGTAAAGTGCTTGGTGCATACGTTGCAGGTGCCCTCTGCCGCACCACTGGAGAGGTTCCAGGCTTTCACAGTGCAGTAGATGACAACAATCTACCAGTACACTACCAAGAGAACTGGCAGCAAGGAATGACACACGTTCGCGACTACGGTGACGGGCAATATCAAGTAGACCATATTCTATTCAGAGACGGAAAAGCGTATTATGATGGTAAGGAGTATGACGGGAATGATACGGTTTAACGAACACCACACAGCACACACGCGGGGTTTCTGGGAAGGTCACCCTGCGTCTCTAGAGATTAGAGAGAACCCGAGCATGATTGCTCATAAACTTGGTGTCGCAGCCCACAATTTGATACATAAAGAAACAATGGCGGTACCCGTACCGTCATTGCATACTATTCAGTTTGTTGCGCGTGAACTACCACGAAACCTAGATGTTCTCGATGGTATCGACCAGTATTCATTGCTAGTCGAGAAGTCACTGCGTCACCCGAGGGTCAAGCCACTTGAGCGTGAGCTAGGGGGTCTATCTATTAGAGCGATCCGTGAACAGATACCTTACTTAAAAGACTTTTACACGAACAAAACGATTCTGTAATTATTCAGATTCTTTTGTATTGATCTTCTTGATTAGTTCGAAGAGTTCTTTTTCAGCTTGTTCTTCGATGACATCGTCTAATTCGCTCATACTGGTAATCCCTCTGTTATGTGTTCCTATAAGTCATTATACACCTAATAAAAGAATAACCCCTTGTCGGGGTTATTTTCGTGTGAACAGTATGTTGATGAATATCGCGACCGCTGATATTGCGAACGTGAGTGCTAACCACTCGAGAATGTTCGGTCCCAAGAACAGCGAGTATATCCCAGCTATCCAGATACTGCAACATTTGAAGCAGGTTAGACCGTCGAAGAAGTGCCCTGGTTCGTCAGAGGTATTTCTAGCTGCCCATGCTCTGAATCGGTCGAAGATAGCCCCAGGGCCTGACTCTTCTTGAATCATGTGAACTGCACGCCATACGAACAATGGCCCAAGAATGATGAATAGTAGTGACATTATGCCTTTTTCTTCGGTGCGCGACCGACGTGATAGAAGGGGCAGAAGTTGCATTTGTATGCTTTTACTGCGTCGCCCTTCTCTTTATTAAACTCTTTTGCAGCTTCGTATGAGGAGTGACGTATCTTACCCGTGCAAGACGCGAGCTCCTTCGGGTTGATGTGTTTTCCGTGCTTCTGAGCATTTCGGATTGTATCCCTAATTCGCTTGCGCTTGCCGACCATAATCGTCCTCCCCTATACCTATGTCATATATGAACTGATTTTAGCACAGTTTTACTTTAGGCTGTAGATGAAGTCGTAACCACTCGCTGAGATTGTGCGAATGTTCACCTTACCGATACCGCCAGCGTAGTTCATTTCGCTAATAGTCATCTCTGTTTTATCACGAGACATACTTTCAACGATAAACACGTGACCAGCCCAACCAGCGTAACTTACGCCAATTGCCCCGATCTTAGGTTCTTTACCGATTTCATAGCCTTCTGCTCGTGCTGAAGATGTCCAACGGTTAGCGTTACCCCAGAAACTACCTATATCAGGTCGTTGAGAGCGCGCGTACCACGTACATTGACCCCAAGCGTAACTGTTACCACCTTTGTTCGGTGAGTCGCGTCCAGGCTCAACAAAGAAGCTCTTGAGGTTAGCTACAGCATCATCTGCTGCCTTAATTTGTGCTTCGAGGGTAGTTCGCTGTGTCGCGATCTTTTCTCGTTCTGCTTTTTCTTCTGCGATTTGTTTGGTCATTTCGACCATCATTGTTTGTTGAACTCGCTGTTGTTCTAGTTGCGGGTTAGGTAACGCAGGTATACCTTGTAGCGACATCAATGAAGCAACAGCAAACTCGACTATCATCTAAGTCTCGCTTCGAGCGTTTGACGCTCAGTTTCAAGGGTAGCAAGAGTTTCTTGCTTCTCCTGAAGTGAAATTAAGCCAGAATCGTTGTCTGACTGAATGGTCTTTAATTGGTTGTCCAACTGTTCAATTGTGACAGTTGGTGCTGTATCCTTGCGATCAGGTAAAACGGTGATGAAAGCTGCGATAATCAAAATTACCACGATGCCAACACCACCAAACAACACTAATTGTTTGATACTCATAATGTAGGCTTACCTCTCGTTTTCACGGTGGTAGGGAGTTCGCCTGTATTACTCCTGTATATAAATTATATGAATTACTAAGTGAAAAAGGTACTGACCGACTGGTCCGCTATGTATCATTATACACGAAGATTGGGCACGAATGTTATTTACGAAAGCTCAAAAATAGCTATAATGAAGTTATGGTAGATCAAGCGTCACTGTACCCGAGGGTACTGGTCAGTGACACGGGGGGTAGTGTTATAACTATCGACGGTGTATTAAGACCAGCGCAACCAGCGCAAATCAACACGTTAGACGTGGGTTATTACAATGAAGAAACGGTTGCACAGATTATGCACAAGCAAAAAAGCAACTGGTTCGAGTTCAAATATCACCACAAGCTCGCGCGTCACATGTTTATTGTCAGTTCAGACCTTGACGTAAACTTAGATAAATGATATTATAATTTATATGACAGATACGAAGAACGTAAGCGATTATGCTGAAGCGAATATAACCCAAATAGACGAAATTAAGCGTCTTTATAATACGGGTCAAATTACTCGTGAAGAAGCGTATGAACGCGCTCAACCTATTTTAGATGCGATTGACGAGCGTGGTAAGGTCATCGCGAAGAAGCACGGTCGTAGATACGTTAAACTCAGCTTCGTTAGCTTAATGAGATAGAAAAACCCACCTGCGAGAGTGGGTTTTCTTTTTTGTTTCGATGTTTATTAGAAAGGGATCGCAGATAGGTCGATAGGTTTGTCCTCGATGTCGTCGATAACTACATCTTGACTTCCACTATCTTGCTTCTTTGGGTCGATGAACACGATTTCACGAGCGTTAATCTCGATCTTACTGTGCTTTTGACCATCTTTGTCCCATGTTCGTTGCTGTAACTGACCTTGCAGTAGGATTCGTGAACCCTTGCTGAAGTGGTTAGCAACTAATTCGGCAGTCTTTTCCCACGCGGTAACGTCGATAAAGCTAGTGTCGCCCTCTTTGTAGCCATTTACTGCTACAGAGAAACTTACTACGTTCTTGCCTGTTGTTGTTGATTTTAGTTCTGGGTCTTTGGTAAGACGTCCAGTGATGGTGACGGTATTTAAGTCTGCCATTTTATTCCTTCGGCTTTCGCCCTTTACATAGTTATTACTCTTCTTATTATACACGGATTTGGGGTTCTGGCTACCCAATTGTGCAGACCAAAGTACCTCTGTTAAAGACCCAGGATCCACTTAATTGCCGCTACCGCTAACGCGATTACAACAGCTACAATACACGCAATAACAATTGCTGCGGCTGTACCTACGATTAGTGCTCCGCCTTTGTCTTCTGGTTCGTTCTTGTTCATACTACCTCTTTTATTTTTACGTCTATATCAGTTGCATACATCACAGTGTCACTTATCTTGGCCCCTAGGCCCTTCGTGAGCTTCCTGCTTGCACCCAAACCTATCTTCTCTTTCTCTAGGTACTGCACGAAACGTGCACCCATAACGTGAGAAAACACTACGGTCACAGCGATAATATCGTCGTGTGTATAGTGTAACGGAAGTTTACCTGCAGCGTCATCACGCATGATTTCTTCTGCAAGTCGGTGTAGTGGTTCAAGTTTCTCCGTCTGCATCATCTTTGTCCTTACCAGCCTTGAACCCTAAAGTCGGCTTCTCTTTTTCAATATCGAGCTTCAGATTGTCGATAAAGAGACTCAGAATAACCCGAGACTCCTTATCTTCAATCAGAGCGTTCGCGAGCTTTGCCTTCGCTAGTAGTTCCTTTTTATTCATATCCCTATACTACCTATCAATCCCTAAAACTTCAAGTCGTGGTCTGCAGCCTGAAATACCATCAAACCAAGGTCACGTCGCCACATATCAACCACCTGTGGGCGGTCGTCAAACACTGCAAGTACATTGTATTTGTCTTTGATGTGTTGCTCGTACAGCTCTTTCTTTGTGATAGAGTCCTGTCGGTCGTCATTGTCTGCACGCATAATGAGTTCATCATACGGTATTGACCATTGGTCTAACCATGCTTCGGTTGCCGCTCGAGCACCCTCTTTACGACCACTCAATAGAATGATGTGTGTGTACTTCGTGTGCTTACGTGAAAAGTCATCACGAAACAGGTCGATAGCGTCGAAGATGTGTGTTAATGCGTAGTTCGGTGTGTCATTCTTAACTTGCTCAAGATCGTACCAGCTACGACCAGTGAGGTTGTGAGCCAGCGTACCATCAATGTCGCACAAGAACGCACGTGGTAGTTTGTCTTTCCAGTCAGAACGTCGTTGGTGAAAGCCTGGGTGAACGTACTTGTAATACATATCTAAGATAACGTCTTTGCCGATGCTCTTCTCGCGGTCTTCATCACGCTTGATACATTCATCAACTGGTACATCTAAGAAGCTGTCATCAACTTCAAAGTCAACGTCAGTCTCGGTAGCCAGCATTCGAAGTTGCCCACGGTGCTTAGGGTCGAGGTTTGTGTCTGAAACGACTACACTGTTGCCAGCTCGTAGTGCGTCACGAATAAGACGGTTGCGCTCTCGAATAACGATAGCTTCATCACCGCGTTTGTGGTTGTATTCACCGCCTTCGAACAGCTTGCTGTCTTTGCGAATAATGTCTTTTTCAACCTGCACCCACGTTTCTTCGGGGGTACTATTGTCTGTCAGCTCGGTAGCTGCTGTGCTCTTACCTGAGCCAGGTAGACCGACCATCATGCGTAGAATAGGTTTTTTCATCTTTGTCCTTTTATGTTTTTATGCGTCAGTACTACTATAAGCAACGCTCACGTCGTTGTCTAGTATGTCGTGAAAGACTGTTCTGATTCTGTTTGATAGTAATTTCGCGAGTTTTTTGTTATCAATCGCAGGGGCTGACCTGAATATTTCCCACGCTTCTTCAGTGATGATGTCGTGTTGCGTCATACCGATAATACGAGGGGTGTCTGAGATTACAGCTTTGCGGCTTTCTAGTGATTCGAATTTCTTGATGATTTTCTCAACTCGAGCAAGTGTTACATAGTTAGATGTAATTCTAAGCTCGTGATATACGGGGTCACTCTTGCTGTAGTTACCAAAGAGTTCGTTATTCACTTCCTTAAACTTGTCGTTGACGTACTTCGCATAGGTAATGTCACCGAATTGGTTTCGGTATGTGTCGCTTTTGATGACGACACCTTCGTTCATAACGCCACGGTCGGTTCGTGAAGCAAACTCTTTGATCTCATCGAAGGTGAACTTACCCGTACCATAGTGGTTAGGGGTTTCTAGGTCTAGCTCTTGAGCCAGGTTTCGTACTTCTTCTTGCGTCCAGTTGGTGTCGGTTGCGCTGTTGTACACGTCAAACAGATAAACCTTACCGTAGTATCGCGGGTCGTATTTAATAGTGTGTCGCACAAGCAACTCACCATAAAAGATAATGTCTGGGTTCGCTGTTAAGAACTCGACTACCTTTGGGTTGTTTCTAATAATCTCTTGACCGCCCCTAAAGTTCTCACCGATAGGTAGCATTCTGCTTTTTGTACCACACCTAACTTCACCTTCGTGGAAAAAGGCAGTGAAGTTAGCACCGTCTAGCTTTTCAGAGACGCTAACGACACCGTCAAGGATGCCCTTTGTCTCTTCTACGCTCATTCGGTAGATTTTTGGATACGATCTGTATATAGCCATACTTATAGTATGGACATCAATGCCCTATAAGTCAACTTCTTCGAAAAACTCGTTGAACTCATTGTGCGTGATAGACAAGAAGAACGGTCGCTCTGTGCTTGTAAGCTCAACCTTTGAACGACCAATATCGAAAGGACTGTGATAAATAGCGTCTAATTCGAACACTTCGCCCTCTTTAACTACTCGTGCATTATGTGACTTGCTCTTGAACTTTGTTTTTGCTTTGTACATCTTATAGCCCCTTTACAGGACTAATTATAAGTCAGAAGCCGCAACTAAATCAATAGCTATTTATGCGAGTTTCGTAACGGTAAAAGTCTTACCGTCAACTATTTCAAGAACACTACAGTCACCGAAGTGGGTAAGGTCTTGGTATTGCGAGAATGTGTCAACGCACCATACGTTTTGCTGTACTTCCCAACAAGTCTTGCTAGGGGTGTGACCGAACACTTGGTTTGGTTTGTAGACGTAGCCTTGCCCAGGTCGTACCCACATGTGCCCATCATCTGCGAGTGGGTGACGGTTAGGTGTCCAGTCGTCAGTCAGACCAGCGTGTGAATAAGTGACCCCGTCAATTTCGTAGGTTTCTGGTAGCTTTCGCATAAAGTCGGTGAGTTGAGGTTCAGCGTCAAACATCATTTGAGCTTGAGGGTCCCAACCTGAATACATACCGCTATACTTCTTGTTGAAGTAACAGAGGTCGTGGTTACCACAGAGCGCGATGATATTAGGGTGAGTTTGCACCAATCGCTGTACTCGTAGAATCATATCGAGTCGGTCGAACCCGCTAGAGCCCCAGTTGTCGAGGTAGTCACCTAAAAGAACTACTTTGTCGTAGTTTTCAGCAACTTTTTCAACCTGATCTAGAATCCATTGTTTTTGGTGTGTGTCACCTACTGCAAGAACTTTCACTCTTCAACCTCTATATCGTTAATAACATTCTTAGCGTTTTCATAATCTTCAAGACTAAGTGTACTAACACCTAGTATACGCTGCAAGCGTGCTTTGTCGTCAGGGGTAAGACCTACTTCGTAAACGTATTCGCGTTCAGTCATATTAGTCCCAGAACTGTCGAGCGTGGTGAGCCCAGAAAGTCATAGCGTTCACCGCTTTGCTGTGTAGCTTTTCTACCTTAGCGTGGTGTTCGTGCATCAGCTTTTTAACGCGAGCGTCAGTCAGCTTTTTACCAGTCTTCTCTTCACGCCATTCAACGGTGATATGTGAGGTGTCTTCTTCCCCCTCTGTGATATAAGCGTCTTCAAGGTTCACGATTTGACCCGCAAGACCAGTAGCCCAGTCACCGCGATCAACTTTTAGGTAGTTATCAATATCGGTGTAGACCTGCTTGAGGTTCTTGTAACCAAAGTTGCTGCCTTCGTCTACCCACATCTTAAACATATATTCGAAGTCGCTAACACCCTTGCTCTCGTGCCACTTCAAGCTCTCTGAGATGAGTGTCATCAAGTGGGTGCCGCTACTCCACATATCTTTGTCGCTATAACCGCGAGTTATGCGTTGACGACGAAACTTATGTATACGTGACCACGTCTTAGGTCGTAGTACTGTTTGCACCTTGTAGCGCAGTGACATACCTTCAATTTCTTCAGCGAGTTCTTTGAGAGTCTGTTTCATAGGTCTATTTTACCTTTTTTCGACCCTTTTTACCAATAAAGTTATGGTGGGTGCGAATTGAGTGCTGTCGGTTCGAGTCAAAATTGCCGCTCTCGCAGGTTGCACACTTGTAGGTATTCTTGTTGCGTATGTCCCATTTAGTGAATGCAAGACAGTCGCTACATTGTCTAATGACGTAGAAGCGGTTCGCGATGTCTTCGTCGCTGAACAGCCCGTCCATGTGTAGAGTCTCAAGTCTAGACACTAATACAGACCCGTTTCTTTACCAGCGAGAAACGCTGCCATGATCTTGTTGTTCTGCTCACGCTGACGGTTCAACGCTTTCTCGGTCGCACCAGAGTTTCGCTTGTGCTGTACAAACCAAGTGAGCGCGCCCTCGATAATCACGAACATATCGTCTTCAGGGGTGTTTCGCTTCCGCAATTCGCTGATTGATATATCAAGCGGTAGCCCTTTGTCGGTATAAAGTTTACCAACCCACGTACCCTGTTCTTCTAGATATGCTCGGTTGGGGTTCGATAACGATTCAACTATCTTCTCAAGTATTAGTTCTTGCTGCGCCATAAACTTCGATCCTATTCTTCATATTAGCCCAGATGTGCGGGTTAGCGTCTATCTCTTTAATTATAAGCTGTTCAGACGGTTCGAGCGTATTATCAGGACAGAAGAAAACGAGTAAAGCCTTGGTCTTACCCATAATCATCATATTCCACTGCACTTGGGATAAAATCTTCGCGTCAGTCGTAACCGCGTTCAATAAGTGTCGTGCTTTCATAAAACATTTGATCTCGACCATATATACGTCTGTGTACCCGTCTGGAGAGCAGCCTGCCCAAGGGAAGTCGCTATTGGTAACGAAACCCGTCTCGAGCGTTTGAATGTCGTACACGCGGTCCAGGAGCTTCCTTGCTACAGGCTCTAAGTCGTGACCACGTTCCGTGTATTTGTTACCAGTGAAGTTGCTCTCTTTAAGAACATACGTTGCTGGGTTACGGGCTAGTAGAAACTCATACGAAGTTGACCCTGTGAGCGGGTGGTCTTCGCGAATAGCAAACCATTCAGGCGTGTTCTGTTCAATTTTATCGTGGTAGGTAATCATTTAATAAGTTCTTTCGTTAGGGTTTCTCTAAGCTCTTTCAACACCTTTTGCGTGTCAGGTCGAGTAAGAATCGTTAGTAATTGGTCAACGGTTTCTATTTGCTTGTTTATCGCGTATCCTTCGATAAGACCCACTGTGATTGGGAATGCGTCATCTTCAAGGTTGAACGGGTCAATGCCTTCGTACTCGTAGCTTTGCTTATCCCATCGGTTAGCCATGTTCAAGTCAGCTTGAACGCTTTGAAAAATTCGTAGGTGACCTAATACTCGGTTTTTACTCATACATGTGCCTTATATAATCGTGCTCGTATTCTAGTATGTCGAGTCGTTCTTTTCTTATTTTCATACCCCGCTTTGAGGTAATCAAGAACCCAGCAAGCATAGCTAACTGGGCGATGAGTGCGATAAACTTCACGGGTGCAAGTGGTATCAATAGCGATGGGAACATAAAGACGAAAGAACCATAGAGAAAACGCTTCTCCCATTTGTCGTTCTTTTTAACAAGCGCGTCATAAAACTTACCTGAATCGTGCAAGCGGTCTATGATTTGTTTTTGCTCTTGTTCAACGTCAAACACTTTATCCTCTTAGGTAGTCGATAGCGTACTCGAGTGTCTCCCAGTTGACCCCTATAGTAGCATCGTGATGGTTCTTTACATATTGTAAGACTGCTCTAGCGAGTTCGTAATCGTCTTCGCTATACTCGTCTTTCTCTTCGTAATCATACATCACGTTAAACACGTCGTCAACAGACCATACTATGTCGATGCTGTCAACTTCCTTGTCGCGTAGATAATCGTTACAAGCGTCGCGAATTGCTTCAATTTCTTCGGGTAAAACTGCCCAAGCAACGCTACCAGTTTCACGTGATAGCGGTTGCTCTTCGATTAGGTTCTCAGCTCGTGAACTGCCGATCTTGTCGACCAGCAGCCATAGCCCCCCACCGTTCTTATCTTCTTTGATTTGTCCAGTGAGGTTCCCCATAATTACCCTTTCTTTGCAGCTACGATTGCGTCGAGTGCGTCAGTGCTAGTATCGTCATCAGCTAGGCCGTGGTCTTCGTTATCAACCTTTTCGAGCAAAGCGACTTCTTCTGAGAAGTATACCTTACATGCCCGCTTAATGACAGACTTTCGCCAAAACTCTGATGGCCATTTGTCCCAAGTGTAACTGCTCTTTGAAGCACCCTTCATTTCAAGGTAGTCGCGTTCGTTCAATAGCTCGATTGACTCGTTGTTGTCGAACTTCACGACACAGTATGCACCGTTGATTTTCTTGTCGTCATAGCTTGCGAATGGGTTCGCGATTTCGTGCTTGTATTCAACAAGACCAGAACGCTTACCGACTTCAAAGGTATCACCCTCGCGTACGAGCTGTACGTCGAAGAATACGTCTGGGTGCAGTTGTTTCACCTTGTTCATGTACCCTTGGTACGTTACAAGACCCATGTTCTGACCAGACAAGATGACGTTTACACCATCTAGGTTAGTACCGACGTTCAAGTACTTAACAATGAGTGAGTACATTTCTTGGTTGGTGTGTTTGTTGACGATCATGCCGACTTTTGAACCGCTAAGGTATGCGATTGCCTTGTTGACCTTGTTCGCGTCTTGGTTGCTCTCGATGAGCTTTTCTTTTAGTGCTTGTAGATTTACTGCCATTTTATTCGTTATCCTTAATGGTTAGTTTGTATGCGAATGATTGTCGAACACCGACTCCGTCAACGAGGCGACCTTCAAGAACTTGAACAGCTTTCACTGCCTCTTTATCAAGTTTCTTAACGGTAACTTTCGTAACGAAGGCATCGTCAACTTTGTCTTCGTCTGTGATTATCAGTTCTTCACGTGGTGTCAGCGCGAATGTTGCATTACCAACTTCTAGCTTCTTCTCACCTGAGTCTTTGAACCGCTCAATCATCAAGTCTTTCATTGTCGAGTCGAACTCTGAACGCTTAGCGTTAAGCTCGTCCTGGACGCGTAGGAACTCGATGAACTTTGGGTTAGTTTGCAGTTCGTTCTCGATTTGCGCGAGTGTCATCTGCAGGTTTGTGATAGTTTGTACACCTGTTTCTGCTTCGTTCTGAATATCTTTCATATCCTTATTATAGCAGGAATTTACGGGCGTTGCTACCAATAATACCTATTTTTACCAGAAATAAATGGCTTTTCGTCGTCTTCTTCTAACCATTCTGCAAATTTTTCTCGACTGAACGCTGGGTCGATCTTTTCAGTTATGTATTTTAGGGTGCGTTCTAACCACTTTTCGAAGTCTAATGAGTCACGATTTTTGTTAGCTTTTTCACCAACTTCATATATTGAGTATTTTGTCATAGTTTTATAACAGCTACTATACACTAAAAATAGACCCCCGCTAAGAGGTCTACATGACTGATTTGGCGCAGTGCTTTGTAATCAGTAAATTATGGTTGGTCTTACAATCCAACAGATATAGTGCACTCACTACCCGTTGCTATGCCCCCGCGCATTTTGCATTATATACTAATATGTGTATAATGAATAATATGAATACCCAAAAGATTCAAAAAGAAGCAGCTGACCTAGGTAAATACGTCAAGCGCACCAAAGAGACGACAGTTATTGCTGGCGGCATTATTGCTATAGCGGTGGCAGCAGGGTTCATTATGGGTACATTTACAAAGCGGGGTGAAAAGAAAAAGGAATAAGTTAGCTTACAACTCAAGTCATAGTTGGAGCTACATAGCTCTTTTTTTATATCTTGGGTTCGTGGCTCAGTGGTTGAGCAGCAGACTTTTAATCTGTACCACGTTGGTTCGATTCCAACCGAGCCCACCAAAAATAATGAACGATAGCTTAGCTGGTTAAAGCACTTGACTGATATTCAGGAGATCGTAGGTTCGAACCCTACTCGTTCAACCAAGTATAATGGTGTATAGTTCAATAGTAGAACCGCAGACTTATATTCTGTCAACGGTGGGGCAGAACCACCTACACCGACCAAACAATAACGTCCCTTAGCTCAGCGGTAGAGCAGCGCCCTTACATGGCGAAGGTCCTAAGTTCGAATCTTAGAGGGACGACCACATATAGCGGGGTTGAGAAGTGGTCATTCTCGGAGGGCTCATATCCCTTTGTCGCAAGATACACGGGTTCGAATCCCGTCCCCGCAACCAAATTTGTACGGAGAGCACATCGTTGCAACGTGGCTCGAGAATCGAAAGCGTAGAGGTGCACCGAAGCGTTATTAGAATAGAGGTAGCCTAAAGCTACCCCCGTGCACCATACAGCTCTTTAGTATAACGGATAGAACGGTGCGCTTCGGACGCACAGATGATGGTTCGATTCCATCAGGAGCTACCAAAATTCGCCGCCATAGCTCAAAAGTAGAGTAGTAGTTTTGTAAACTATCGACCTCGGGGCAGTACCGAGTGGCGGCCCCATACGCCCCAATTAGTGTAACGTTGGTTAGCACGCGTACCGTGGTAGGTACGAAGAACGGTTCGACTCCGTGAGGGGCTCCAAAACAGATGCGGGTATAGTATAACGGCTATTATGTCTGACTTCCAATCAGAGGATTACAGTTCGATTCTGTATACCCGCACCATACGTATAATAAGAGTATGGAAGCATACCGCAAAGACCCAGACCCAAACTTAGTCAAACGACAAGCTGAAAGTCTAGTGCATGACCTAACTCGCGACATCATTGAAGAAGAAACACGGGCACTCGAACAGGGTTTCGAAGTACTACGCAGACACTTTGGTGAAATAGCTGTGAAACAAGCTGGTATGATTCACATTACTCAAGTGAACGAACTGCTTAACAAATACTTAAAAGCAGAAATATAAGGTTCTCTGGTCTAACGGATAGGGCACTTCGGTTCTAACGAAGCTGGTGCTGGTTCGATTCCAGCGGGAACTACCAAACATGGGGTTGTCATATAACGGTTTATTATGGGACGTTTGCAACGTCTTCACCAGAGTTCGATTCTCTGCAACTCCACCATATACATATTGGTAGCAAGTATGATTACGAGGTCAAACCAGGCAGGAATTGCATGGACGTATGAGCCGAAACTTCTCGTAGCACCTTTTCAAGATACGGAACCGTAGCTCAGCTGGTTAGAGCACCTGACTCTTAATCAGGGTGTCATAGGTTCGATCCCTATCGGTTTCACCACATATCGCCCATTCGTCTAACGGTTAGGACACATGATTTTCAATCATGCAACGGGAGTTCAACTCTCCCATGGGTGACCAAATTTATAAAAAAGATTGCAATGCCATTTATTATTATGGTATAATGAAATTATGAAGACATTATATAGTCACTCACTACTATCTCAGCTCTGGTCAAATTGCCCGGATCAATTTAGTGTAGGTGTCGTGTCGTATTCTTCATAAGAAGATTTTAGAAAACAAACATACGAAGACACCTGCACCACAAATGTAGGTGTCTTTTCTTTAACAAACTATCCGACGGACGAGGCTAAGGCACAGTAGTCAGCGAACGGGGCATAAAAGTGACCCCACCCCCAGACCCCAAATCTGGTAGGACTGTAAACTGTGATGGGTAGCGAGCGGTCGAGATATAAACAGGGGGTCTACTGCAAAGAGCGGTAGATTAAGCTAGGGCATACACTCCCTTCCCCCGAATATGGTTGTACGACAGGTCTGCCGACCTATGGAGCGTTCAGCGCACCCTGCTCGAGAAAGATAAGCGATTCTCAAGTATAAGGCTCATTCAGACTACCGATGAAAGGTCTGATCGGTTCGACAAGGATAGTCACGCGTTATGCGGGCTAACCTTGACCGAGACGCTGGTAACAAATCAACAAAACCCAGCACCCAATATACATGTACTCCCTAGTGGCGATGGGAACTGGTCTCCAAAACCAGTGCGAAAGCTAAGCAGTTCGAATCTGTGTACGTGTGCCAAATATGCGATCATGGTGAAGTGGTTATCACAGTACCCTGTCACGGTATAGTCGCGAGTTCAATTCTCGCTGGTCGCGCCAAATATATTCTAGATCGGCCCATCGGTAGGGCAGCTCCCTGTTAAGGAGAAGGTGATTGGTTCGATTCCAATATCTAGAGCCAAATTTCAGTCTATAGTGTAGGGGTAACACGCGTGCTTTGGGAGCATGAGACCGTAGGTTCAAATCCTACTGGACTGACCATAACGGAGAGTAGGCATAACGATAGTGCTGCGGGCTGCAGAGTAATATAGACCCGATGCCCAGGTTCAACTCCTGGCTCTCCGATCAAGAACATTTACAAGGTTTTGTAGCTGAGGGGATTAGCACCAGTTTGAAGCACTGGGGACGTAGGTTCGATTCCTACCGAAACCACCAAATATGTTGTAGTGTGCAGGGCACCCGATTGACTGTAAATCAAAAGGCGATGGTTCGATTCCGTCCTACTTCACCAAATATACCCCCGTTTGTAGTGCTCAGCTTAATTACCTGAGTAGATACGCAGGCAAGCAAGTGCAACATACTAGTTATAAAAAGCATTTGTTAGCTCACCCTAAAGGTTTGCGGGGGTGCCAAATATGAAGCGTTGGCGGAGCAGCTACGCAACGGATTGCAAACCCGTTTTACATCAGTGCAAATCTGATACGTTTCTCCAAATATGTGCTTATGGCGGAACGGTATACGCAGTAGTTTCAAAAGCTACCGAGTTAATCTCATCTCAGTTCGAGTCTGAGTAAGCACACCAAATATGCCGAAGTGGTGGAATTGGTAGACACGCTGGTCTTAGGAACCAGTGCTCGAAAGAGTTTGTGGGTTCGAGTCCCACCTTCGGCACCAAATCACGGTCTATGATGAAATGGTAGACATAGCAGGCTTAAACCCTGCGGAGCGTAAAAACTCGTGCTAGTTCAAATCTAGCTAGACCGACCACAATTAGGAGAGGTGTCAGAGCGGCCGATCGAGCTGGTCTTGAAAACCAGTGTGTGAAAGCACCGTGGGTTCGAATCCCACCCTCTCCGCCACATGGAAGATTAACCAGTAAGGTACTGGACTCGCCCGCTAAGCGATGAGTGTGAAAGCATGGTTTTCGATTATCCAATCTTCCGCCAAACTCCGTACATGTGTCTGAAGTGTATAACGTTTGCATCAAGGCGTTGCAACCCGTGTACGGAGCCAAGCGTGGTGAACGTAGTTCAATGGTTAGAACGTCGGCTTGTGGTGCCGATAATGTGAGTTCGATTCTCATCTTTCACCCCATGTATACTCATGTCGTCTAACTGGTAGGACACTGGATTTTGGCTCCAGCAATCGGGGTTCGAGTCCCTGCGCGAGTACCAAGAAATTATATTGTATTTTACGTTGAATAACCGCTGGGAATGTGTCGTGATAAATCCCGTTATACTAAGTAGAGAATCAACCAAGCCCTCAACTGAGGTGCTTATTATTTACACTTAAAACGGGGTACAAATGAACGCAACAACACTCATCAACGACACAATGACACTAGAAGAAAAACTGGCCGCTATCGACGCAGCTATGGCAAACGCACAAGCTACAGCTGACACTACAGCTAAAGCACAAGGTCGTGTTGCAGCCCCTATCGACCCATCAGACGCTCTGATGTGTGAAGGTTGCCAGTAATGACTGGTGAGCTTGGGGGTCTAGACTTCGGAGCGTACAACCCTGAAGTAAACCCTAGCGTATACGCACGTATCATGGACCCTGAACTCTGGGGTGAAGCAGGGGAACGAGTTGTCACTGCTGAAGAAGTACACATGCTCGGTGAAATTGCACTAAACGATAACATCATTCTGGGAACTGAATAATATGGTAACAATCTACAGCACCGCGTGGTGCGCATTCTGCAAGACAGAAAAGCAATGGCTCGACTCTCTCGGGGTCTCTTACGAATCAAAAATGATTGACGAAGACGAAGCTGCTATGAAGGAGTTCGAAGCTCTTAACGTAGGTAGTGGTGTACCTGTGACCGTTATTGGTGACACTATTGTGCGCGGTTTCGACCGACCAGCACTCAAAAACGCAATCGGTATTTAAACCATTGCCAACCGAGGCTCGTGTGCTACAATCAAGCCATGAGTAAAGTAACAGTAGACGATTGGTTTTTCAGCGACAGCAGGTTCAAGAACCTTATTGCTGAGGAACGTTTCGCTATACTTCTTATAGCAAGTAGTGGAAAGTCTACAATTGGTACTATCAGCACTCGATCTGGCTTCGTACACGGTACAGTGAAAATCATTACTGACCGCCTACTTAAAGAAGGACTCATCTCAACTGATGGTGAGTCTTTTTCTATGGTTGAAAAAAGCGGCAAGGTCGCTCAGACTACTACCGCTGTCGCTCTCGATGACAAATACACCCGTTTAGTGCAAATGCTATACAAGGTTATTAACGAAACAGCCCCTGGTGGTGCAAAAGAAGTCAAACCAAACACGAGCGACTACAAGCAAATCAAGCTCATGGTCGAGAAAGACAACATAGCGGTTGAAACTATCGCTGGTATTTTAAACATCTACACAAACATACCGTTCTGGGGCGAGAAGTACATCGTTCAGTCTGCCTCGGGTCTTCGAAAGCATTGGTTAAAGATTTACCAATCAGCTGAAAAGCATTATACTAAGTCTAGAGTTGAAAAAATATGAAAGAAAACGAAGTATCATTACAGCAAAAAGTGGTTATCACCCGAAACGGTGCACTTTTTTATCTTGATCTCGAACGCGCTGCAAAGGTTGAAGCACTCTTGCTCTCACCGTCTAAACCCGACTACGTCGAAATTGACGGTACACTAATACAAGCACGCGAAATTACTATGGTCGCACCAACTGCAAAGGTTGAAGAAATGAACCGTCGCAAGAAAGGTGACTGGCAATGTGAACGTGGTCACTGGCACACTCGCGATGAGACCGTTTGTAAGCAAGGTTGGGGAACTGGTGGCGTATCTAAAGAACGACCAAAAGACCCAGAACTCACCCCGCTACAAAAAGCACGAGGTGAACTGGTTCAATCGTTGATGAACGATGACGGTAAGTCACTCGCAGAAGCAATAAAGATTGCGCGAATACAATACCCGACACCTAAAGAAGAAGCTAAGACTGCCTAGAGACCCCGATTTCACATCGAGGGTTTTCTTTATCTACCCCTCTATAATAGACGTGCAACGTGCTAAGAATGTTCGCGTTGTCATCTGTTATAAACCCAATATCTACTAACAGGTCATTCACGGATTCAATCTTGTTAGATAGATCAGTCCTGCGTCTGTCGGGTAGGTAGAAGTCATACCTTATGGATAATGGTTCGTCGAGACCTTCGTTTTCTAAACCGATTAGCTGTTCTTCGGCAATCTTGTGCCACTCGGTATACGCTTTACTTGGTATAGTGCGACCGTTGCGCAGGGTGATTCGCGAGTTTTTCTTAGACGGTATGCGCCCTTTTAGTTCGAACATATAGTCGTGCATTGTCATTCTGGCCTACTTGCGGCTGTGCTGTGTATACGACTTTTCTGACCTAGAGCCATTACGTCGTATACAGTCAGCTCGCTATCTTCGTCTTTCAGTATGTCGACAAGCGACTTCTTGAAAGTGTAGAAGTTACGTTTATTAGCGGTCGTATAAATATCGTACCGTGTGGTTTGTAGCGGTGTCATTGCGATTACTACTTTGTCAGCGTAAACCCAAAACACCATTTTGTTTTTGTCGTATCGTGTGTATTTCATATCTTTTTAAGCCGAGACGAAGTCAGGGCGGTCCTCTTTAGCTACGCGGTCTTCTTCCTCAACGTATCGTAGGTTGTTCCAACCACCACAACCACCCTTAGCTGGGTTACACCAGTATCGACGGATCATACCGTTCACGCGAGGTTCTGTACCTCGTGACTGGAAGGCTGCAGAGCTTGTACCACAGTGAGCACAAACACCTTGACGGTTGAGAATGATACCCATGTTCGGGTGAGTTCGGTCGAAGCCGCGTTGGTCAATATAGATTTGTTCAGTGATTGCAACGTCTTGGTCGTTATATTCTTTCAACAACTTCCAACTGTGCTTATCCTTTTTCTCAAGACAATCATACCACAATGCCCCAACCTTGATTTCCGATTTACCGCTGTACCCGTGGTACTTGCTGATTTCATCGAGTCGGTTAGACGGGTATTTAAAAATACGCCTTGCTTGCGCGAGCGTATCAACTGTCTTGTATGGTGATGGTGCGCCCAATTTGTGCTTGATGAAGTATGTGTTTGCCATCTTGATGTCGAAACCACGGAGGTTGTGACCTACCACGATAGCCGCTTCGTCTAGGATCTTGTGCAGCGCGATAGCCACGTCTTTGTCGTCGTGCTTGTCAGCTTTGTAGCGAGTCTTAAAATCTGGCAGTTGAACGTGATGTACTTTGTCTTCGTCTAGCCACTTGTATGAGAAGCTCATTAAGATTTGGTTGTGAACGATATTGAACGTATTAGCTTGCCACATTGGGGGATAGCTGTATGCGAGTAACGGTGAGACTTCGAGGTCTACTGTCACTGTTCGCTCTTGACTTTGCATATTGAATGTTTTCCTATTTATGTGTTTATCATAGGGCATTCGGCCTGTCAAGTCCACTTTTTAACGATGTAGAATAAGCAACAGGGTGTTCACCTCTGTTACTTTCTGGTAAAATGAAGATAATGAGTAAAAAGAAGAATAAGTCTATACCGCAACCGAGCAATCTGCCCGTTCTTGAGGGTCAGACTACTATTACAGACTTTATTAAATAACGACTTCTATCGGTGTACCGTCTTTAGGTAGGTAGGGTTGTGTCGTTAAACCATATTCGCAGTATAACCCTTGCTCGTCTAGCTTGTTCTCTAGCTCGTGTATTGAGTTTGCGGTGACTGCTCGTACTAGGTGGACTTTCACAGGGTTGTCGATACCGTGATCGCCCCACGCTTCGGCCATCAAGTCCCAACCGTACCAAGTATCGTCTATCTGGTGTGCAAAATAAAAGTTATTCGCGCTCATCTTCTTTGCCTTTCTCCATTATCATCTTCGCATAGTCATAAGCACCTTCAATAGGTTTGCCTAGTTTCATACCGATGGTAACTAAAAGATTGAACCGCTGGGCTTGTGTAGCTGACAGCGGTTCATAGTATTCTTCTGCTTCTTTTACTGTCATAGAGACAGTATACAACTTTACTTCTTGAAAGTGAACTTTGAGAGCAAGTCGACGATCAACTTGATGACCTTAGATAGCCAGCTAGTTGCGCTTTCACCATCTTCAGGGATAGGAATCACTGGTGGTGTAGTTGGTGGTTCTACGAATGAACCAACTGCGATTAGCTCGTCAACAGCAGGAGTTGTCACCGCGTCAGACTTAACTGTTCGTGCAGTTTCAGTGCCGTTTGTGTAAGTTACTGTCCAGACAATTGTTCGAACACCCTTAACACCAGCGCGGATAACCTTTTCTTTGCCAACTGGCAGTGTAGCGTCTGTAGACTTAGTGATTTGGAATGCGACTTCTTCGGTCTTGCTTTCTTCTTTCACTTCTACGGTAGGTAGAGCTTCTAGCGTGTTTTCATCGAACCCGTTACCAACGTTGTTAGTAGATGAGTAAGGTGTACGCAGGTAAGTCTTG